TATTATGGCAGGAGTGCGGTCACCTCAACGCCAGTTTAGTTCGTGCGTACTTATCGAAACAGATGACAGTCTGGATTCCATAAATGCGACTTCTTCTGCGATTGTTAAGTACGTCTCTCAGAAAGCCGGAATTGGTATTGGCGGCGGTTCTATTAGGGCTGTTGGATCTCCTATACGCAACGGCGATGCTAGCCATACTGGTGTTATTCCTTTTTGGAAGCATTTTCAATCTGCTGTTAAATCTTGTTCACAAGGTGGCGTTCGTGGTGGAGCAGCGACTGTCTATTACCCGATCTGGCATTATGAGGTGGAAGATCTTCTTGTTTTGAAGAACAACAAGGGAACGGAAGATAACCGCATCCGCCATCTTGATTATGGTGTCCAGTTTAACAAGGTGATGTATGAGAGACTTCTGTCTGGAGGTAATATCACCCTGTTCTCGCCTCATGATTGCCCAGATCTCTACGCAGAGTTCTTTTCAGACGTTGATAAGTTCCGAGAACTCTACGAAAAGTATGAGCGTTCAACCAAAATCAGAAAGAAAACCATCCCTGCGATTGATCTCTTCTCATCTTTTATGCAAGAGCGAAAAGACACTGGACGAATCTATCTGATGAATGTTGATCATGTCAATGACCATGGTTCGTTTACACAGGCTGCTCCGATTAAGATGAGCAATCTCTGCTGTGAGATCACGCTACCGACTACACCGCTAAAGGATATTCACGATGAATCAGGCGAAATTAGCCTTTGCACACTTGCTGCAATCAATTGGGGAAAGATTAAAAAGCCAGCAGATTTCGAAAAGCCATGCACCCTTGCAGTACGTGCTTTGGATGCCTTACTGGATTATCAGGACTATCCTGTTAGAGCCGCTGCTATTGGTACTCGGAATCGTCGCCCTCTTGGTATTGGCATCATTAATTTTGCTTATTGGCTGGCTCGTAATGACAGTAATTATTCTAATCCAAACCTTGAGTTGGTACATGAGTATGCTGAAGCATGGAGTTACTATCTCATTAAAGCCTCCGTCGACTTGGCTGAAGAAGTAGGGGCATGCCCCCTCGATCATGAAACCAAGTATGGTCACGGGTATATGCCAATCGATACATACAAGAAAGAGGTGGACGAGCTAGTTGCACCAGACTACAAGATGCCTTGGAGCATATTATCAAGTCGGGCGTTGGCATCTGGTATCCGTAACTCAACTCTGATGGCGTTGATGCCAGCCGAAACTTCAGCTCAGATCTCTAACTCGACCAATGGTATTGAGCCTCCTCGTGCTCTGGTTTCGATCAAGCAGTCTAAGGATGGTGTTCTCAAGCAGGTTGTTCCTGGTATTCGTACTCTGAAAAACAAGTATGAATTGCTTTGGGATCAGAAATCGCCAGAAGGATATCTGAAGATTATGGCTGTATTGCAGAAGTTTATTGATCAGGCTATCTCTGTCAACACTTCCTACAATCCTGCTCACTATGAAGATGGTAAGATCCCAATGTCAGAAATGATTGGCCACCTTTTGATGCACTATAAGTATGGCGGGAAAACTCTATACTATTTGAACACCAATGATGGTGCTGGTGAGATTGAAGATAAGTCACTTGCTGCTGGCGATATGGATGATGAAGATTGTGAAAGTTGTAAAATATGAGTATGAGATACATAAAAATCAATAATGATAGCTGGGATGATCTAAATAAGGTTTGGGCTGTTGTTGAATATTCCAGACCAAACCCAAAAAGTTCCGCTACGCATTTGGTCCTCGAAGACACCTCTACTGGTGAAACTTTGAGACGTGTTGTTGCGTTCCACGAAATAGAATGGCTCGAAGCTAAGGATTGGTAAATGCCAGTATTTAAAAAAGATAAAGTTGATGCAATGGAACAGAATTGCTTTTTTGGCAGTCCTGTCAATATTGCTCGGTACGACAAACAAAAGTATCCTATATTCGAGAAACTGACTGACAAGCAGCTTGGGTTTTTCTGGAGACCAGAGGAAGTTGATTTGTCGCGTGACGGCAAAGACTTCAAGGGATTGAGCGAACAAGAAAAGCATATCTTCACTTCAAATCTGAAGAGACAAATTCTTTTGGATTCGGTTCAAGGCAGAGCACCATCGATCGCCTTTCTTCCTATCTGTTCTTTGCCTGAATTAGAAACTTGGATTCAAACTTGGGCATTTTCGGAAACAATTCACTCTCGTTCGTATACTCACATTATTCGTAACGTCTACAGCGATCCGTCAAGTGTGTTTGATCAGATGCTTGACATTAAAGAAATCGGAGAGTGTGCCGATGACATCAGCAAATATTATGACGACTTGATCAGTTATAATGTTCGCTGGAATGGAGATGGCGGTGCGCATTATGATCACAAGAAAGCATTATGGTTGTGTCTCAATGCTGTTAATGCATTAGAAGGAGTGAGATTTTATGTATCCTTTGCCTGTTCGTGGGCGTTTGCTGAAGTCAAGAAGATGGAAGGCAATGCGAAAATCATCAAACTCATTGCGAGGGATGAGAACGTTCACCTTGCCTCTACTCAGCAGCTCCTCAAAATTCTCCCGAAAGAGGATGAAGACTTTGCTCGCATACAAGAGGAGACACGATCTGAGTGTATTGACATGTTTCACAGCGTGGTCGAACAAGAGAAAAGCTGGGCACATTACCTATTTCAGAACGGATCCATGATCGGACTAAATGAGCAACTACTCTGTGACTATGTTGATCACATTGCTGCGAAGCGTATGGGCGCGATTGGTCTCAATGGTAAGCCAGGAGCAAATCCTCTGCCATGGACACAGAAATGGATCAGCGGAAGCGATGTGCAGGTTGCTCCTCAGGAAACTGAGATCACCAGCTATATCAGCGGTGGAGTCAAGAAGGATGTTGATTCTGATACATTCAAGGGATTTACGTTATGAGAACCAGACAAGAAGAGATTCTGGACAGCATAGGCTATCGTGAGATGATCTGTTGGGATATGGCTGAAGTATTTTTACAGAACAGAGATGCCCACGGCATCCATGACATGGGCGTAGAAATTCAGGCTCTACAGAGAGCCAAGCTAGAACTGGAAAAGTTGGGTGAACAATAGATTCATTGATTATTTTATGAGAGTGGCAGAAGAAACAGCTGCCCTCTCGTATGCGAAACGTCTACAAGTTGGTTGTGTCATAGTCAAGGATCGTCGCATTCTTTCGATTGGATACAACGGAACACCCTCTGGTTGGGACAACTGTTGTGAGCATGACAACAAAACCAAACCAGAAGTTATTCACGCCGAATCAAATGCCATTACCAAACTAGCAGCATCTACCGAATCTTCAAAGGATGCCACTGCCTTTGTCACGCATGCTCCATGCATGGACTGCGCAAAACTGCTCTACCAAGCAGGAATTGCAGAAGTCATATATAAGGAAGAATACCGAGATAAAATCGGTATTGAATTCTTAGAAAAATGTGGAGTTAAAGTATGGCGAAAAAAGAAGATTGGACAACCTGTGGAAATTGTACCTTAGAATTCAGAGTAATCTCGGACAATCATGAGAGCATTGGCTTCTGTCCGTTTTGTGGTTATGAATTAGAGGAAGAAGAAGAGCTGCTTGAAGATGAAGAGTGGGATTGATGCCTTGGATTTTCCAAGGTCAGGCTCTTGAAGAAATCCCTGAAAATGCGTATGGGTTCGTTTACATAATCACTCAGATATCCACTGGTAAAAGATACATCGGAAGAAAGTTCTTTACCAAAGCTGGATACAAAACTGTCAACAAGAAACGCAAGAAGATCCGTCTTGAGTCTGATTGGAAAGACTACTACGGATCATCCCCCTCAATGTCACGAGCATTAGAAGAATTCGGAAAAGAAGATTTCTCCCGAGAGATCGTGCGTATATGCTACAACCGATCCGAGTGCAGCTACTACGAATCAAAGCTGATTTTCCAGCACGATGCCATCCTATCGGAAGATTTCTATAACGATTGGGTAAGCGTCAAGATTTCCTCGGTCCATGTGAATGCTGTAAAGAATCCTAAAAAATAATTCTTGCTTTATTTTTAAAAATAAGGTAGAGTGAATAATAGGAGAACGAAACATGACCGACGTTTACACACTTTTCCAAGAGTTAGAATCGTACGAAATTTTCGAGATGCGCGAGGAGTATCAAAACCTCAGAGCGCAAATAGAAAAATTAGGAAAGTTCGAACAGCGGCAACGCAAATTCAAAAAGGATCAAGACCGAGTTTGTTGGCTTAGACGAGCCAACGAGACCACGATCACGATAGAAGAACTAGACGGCACCGAAACAATTCAGAACCGACTAGAGTACGAAATTCAAAAAGGAAACGTCAAGGCGACCGACCCACTTCTAAAATATATTTAAGAGAAAGTTTAAACTATGTGGATTGTTGATGATTTTTTGCCTGACTCTTTATACAACGACTTAAAAAATGTTGTGTTGGGTGATCAGATCAACTGGAACTATATGCCTGGAGGTACTTCCGTCGATATAAAAGATGAATTTTATTTCGTCCACAAAGTCATAGCCAAAGAGCACACTTCTCCTATATTCAATGACATCAAACCAGTGCTGTATTTTATGGATGACAAGCTTGGCTTTGTGATCGATAATCTGATGAGGATCAACTGTACGCTGTGCACAAACCAAGGCAAAATAAAGCCACAAACAATGCATGTGGATTTTGATGAACCTCACTATACAGGCATATACTACATCAATACCAACAATGGACCTACGATAGTAGAAGACACCAAGGTTGATAGTGTCGCCAATCGCTTTGTGTTGTTTGATGGACTCAAGAAACATGCTGCGACAATACAGGATGATACGTTTGTTCGGGCCAATATCGTGTTCAATATGAAAGGTCACTTTAGACAAAAATAAAAATGTCTGGACCAAAAATAGTCCTTGACTTTTTTTAAAAAATAGGTTAGAGTGAAATATAAGGTTGATTGAAAGGGAATTGATTATGTTGACTCTTCGCGATATTGATGCCGCCACTGGTTCGAAAGATGCAAGCATCTACTCGGATCTCTACAAGGAAGTGTATGGATGTCGTCCATATAATCCTACGTTTGAGTCGGTCGAAGCATTCGATGCTGACTTCGAGTATCTCTCGTTGAAACTCGATAAGCAGATCGCTTACGAACAGGATCGGCAGGAGAAGGCATTCCTGGAGTTTACTGCTCGTGTTGCAGCCACGATGTACCTTGTCGAAGGCACCACTCGCGAGCGTGCGATCGAGATCATTGCCGAAGCCGAAGGCATCAGTGAACGAGAGTTCGATTTCTATGGTCTCGAGATTCTTGAGAACGAATTGAACCTCAAGTACGGTTCAATCGCCAAGTGGGTGTCGGAGGCTGCTGATGCCTGAGTATATGGATATCAATGGAGTCTTGCTCGAGCGCTACGAATGGGCAGGTGGAATGAGTATGAGACACAAACAAGTGTCCAAGAGTCAGGCTGCTCGCAAGAAGGAAGTTGAAAAAGGTTTGGCAAAAATCGTGATTTTCTCCTAAATAAAACCTTGACTTATTTAATTAGATAGGTTATATTGAATTATAAAGTTTATTCCCTGATGGCGCAGCGGTAGCGCAGTTGACTGTTAATCAATTGGTCGGAGGTTCGAATCCTTCTCAGGGAGCCAACTATTGTGCGAAAAGGAAAAAAGATTATGACTGAAGTATTAGTGTTTAAATTTCCTGCTCTTAATGACGGTTCTCGTACTGCAATCGAGCGCACATTTTGCGAACTCATCAATGATTATCGCAATGGTGTTAAGCTGGATCCTGAGGCTCTTGACTGGATGGATACGGCAAACAACTTTTTGATGACATCGGAGAGTTAAAGTTTATTGCGCTGTTAGCTCATCTGGATAGAGCGCGAGACTTCTAATCTTGAGGCAGCAGGTTCGAGTCCTGCACAGCGCACCATACTCCTGTAGCTCAACGGTAGAGCCGACCGCTCATAACGGTTTGGTTAGGGGTTCGAATCCCTTCGGGAGTACCAATTGTGTCGATGGCAGAGTGGTCAAATGCAAAGGACTGCAAATCCTTCCAGTCGTGGGTTCGAATCCCACTCGGCACTCCATTTTTAATTTGAGGATTTAAATATGACAGAAAAAATTAAGATTAAGCGTTCTTGGGATGAAGAAGGCGAAAACTTACCTCAGGTAGTTCCTAGCGTAGTCTTCAAGACTCGTGTTCGCGATAACTCGATTGAAGGTGACAATCCCTATCGTTGGGAAGATGTGACATCCTTTGATCTGTTCGCTGGCAAACGTGTTGTTCTGTTCTCGCTTCCAGGTGCATTTACTCCGACTTGTTCGACAATGCAGCTTCCTGGGTTTGAAAACAGCTTCGCCGAGTTTAAGGCTCTGGGTATCAAGGATATCTACTGCATCTCAGTCAATGATGCATTCGTAATGAACTGCTGGGCTAAGGCTCAAAAGATTAAGAAGGTCAAGGTAATTCCTGACGGATCGTGCGAGTTTACTAGCAAGATGCATATGCGGGTTCAGAAAGACAATCTTGGTTTTGGCGAGCGTTCTTGGCGTTATGCTTGTGTTGTGAACAACGGCAAGATTGAGAAATGGTTCATCGAACCTGATCCTCGCGATAATGCTGACACTGATCCATACGGCGAAACGTCACCAGAAAACATTCTGGCTTGGTTAAAAACAAGCGCATAGAATTTCTATGGAGAAAGTCAGACAATGCGGTGATTGCACTGCATGCTGCGAAGGTTGGCATATGGGGAGCGTTCTGGGATATGATATGTTCCCAGGACGACCCTGTCAATTTTTATGCAATGGATGCACTATCTACGAAGATAGACCAAAGGATCCTTGCATTGACTATTCTTGTGATTGGCTACGGCAAGATGTATTCCCAGAATGGATGCGTCCTGACATCTCAAAGGTTATTATTACTACTAGAGAATGGCAGGATGGATTATATTATGAATTCAGAGAAACTGATGCAATAATCAGTTCTCAGATTCTTGCTTGGATCTATGAATTTGGCGCAAAACAAAACCACAATATGAGAGTTATGATCAATAATTACTGGCACAATTATGGTTCTGTTGAATTTTGTAATGCAGTATCAAACACCTCTGTAGCTCAACGGTAGAGCATTCGCTTCATACGCGAAAGGTTGTTGGCTCGAGTCCAACCAGAGGTACCATGTCCCGTTCGTCTAGCGGTCTAGGACACTGCCCTTTCACGGCAGAGATCAGGGGTTCGAATCCCCTACGGGATACCATACGGGTATAGCTCAGCTGGTAGAGCAAACGACCGATAATCGTTAGGTCACAGGTTCGAACCCTGTTACCCGTACCAATTTGTTTATTAGGTTTTGTAAAAACAAATGTTAAAAAATCAAAGAAACCTACTCCTTGGAGTGCCTAAGTGTGGGTCCACAACTGCCAGAGAATTTCTAGTTGGTGAGCGAGTAAGCATATTAGAACCTCATATACTATACCAAGATATACAAGGGGAGTTCGATAATGTGTATGCATTTTGGAGAGACCCTGTAGATCGGTTTAAGTCTGCTGTGAAGTTCTTTAATGAGACTGACGAGGATGGAACAGTATGGGATGCTAGAGAGATTATTACAGGCTTAATGTCTGGCGACCCTCCTTTAATGCTCTTTAAACCTCAGTGTGAGTGGTATAAGAATGTGCCGAATTTAACGATTCTTCCCTTCTCTGAGTACGAAACTAGTATTAGATTTCTAGAGACCATATTTGGGTCTACAGGCGCTGATATACCTAGACTACATAAAACAGTAACATTCTTAGAACTTGACGATGATCTGGAAGAAATGGTAAGAAATTACTATAAAGAGGATTATGAGTACGTGTGCTAAGTTTGATGGACGATTTTTGAAAATACTTCTTGCTTTATTTTTAATTCTAGGTTAGAGTGAATAATAGGAAATGAAGGAATTCGAAATGGAAGTTTTTGCATTGTTAGGTGAGTTTGATCACCACGGTTCGCTGTTGTTGGGCGTGTATGCATCTGAAGAAGAAGCACGGACTGCCTACGGTGTGTATACTCGTGACGGCGATCAATTCATCGATTTTTACTACATCGAGCATCGTGTAGTCGGCGCTCCTGTAGATTCCGAACGTCATCGGATCTACATCGGTTAAAGTTTAATGGACCCTTAGCTCAGTCGGTAGAGCATCGGACTCTTAATCCGCAGGTCGTTGGTTCGAATCCAACAGGGTCTACCAATTCGGACGGTTAGCTCAGTAGGTAGAGCAACGGGCTTTTAACCTGTGTGTCCTGGGTTCAAACCCCAGACCGTCCACCATTTTTGGAGATTGTTATGGGTAAAATGATTTTTGCTTTCTTGTCAATGTGTATAATTTTATATACAAGCATTGATATTTTCCGTCGGCTGACCGGAAAAGAAAAGATGGAGTTTGTTAAGTTGGCCAGTTACTCGTTGGGCATTGCGACAATCGCGTCGCTATTTGCTCTTGCTATTATCGTTTTGTTTTAAGGAAGATATATTATGAATCGTATTGCTAAGATTGCTGTGCTCGCTGGTCTCATGGCTACGACTGCTGCTTGTACTCGAATTGAAACAGGTGAAGTAGGTGTTCGTCGTGCTATCGACAAGACCATTGAAACCACAGAGTTGATGCCAGGATCAATCAACCAGACACTGTTTGGCGATGTTATGACGTTTCCTACCAAGGACGTTTCTGTTGACGTTGCTGACTTGACTCCACTCGCGTCAGATAACTCGACCGTTGCTGACTTCGACATGGCAGTCATCTACTCGATCAATCCAGGTTCGGTTGCCGAACTCTACATCGAGAAGAATCGTGGCTTCCACGCTGACACCGAAGAAGGTGATACGCTGTTGATGTATAACTACATTCGTCAGTTGGGTCGTAATGCTGCATACAAGGTTGCTCGTCGCTACGAGTCACTGAAGATGGCAGACAATCGTGCTGAAATCGAACAGCTTGTTCGTCAGGAAATTATTGCAAGCCTCGCATCTGAAAAGCTAGATAACTCAATTTCTATCTCACAGGTTCTGGTTCGTCAGGTCAAGCCTGCAGCCAATATCGTGCAGTCTGCTAACCTTTTGGTCCAAGCGCAAAATGAAAACAAGCGTAAGGAAGTAGAAGTTTCTACTGCAAAACTTGAAGCACAGCGTATCTCTGCATTGAATGCTAACGCTGGCGCAACTAAGTATATGGAAGCTACTGCTATCGTGACGATTGCTGAAGCGATTAAGGACGGCAAGGTTAACACCATCGTTGTTCCTTATGACTTCAAGGGTATTGTCAACGTAAAGTAAGACATAGGAACGTGGGCAGGACGGTAATGCAGCAGACTGCTAATCTGTACTACCTGTAAAGGGTAGACTGGGTTCGACTCCCAGACGTTCCGCCAAGTTTGCGTGGTTTGTTTGCATAGAAAAGAGATGAGGTCGACCTTATGTAACCCCATTGAGCAAACAGTAATACAGAGCAGCGGGGACTGTTCCACACAGAGTTTATGGTGGTCGAGGTGTTAATGGATACATGCTGGATTGTGAATCCGGAGTTGCGGGATCGTTACCCGTCGATCACCCCATGGGGGTATAGGCCAATTGGTTAGAGTCAGGGGACTTAAAATCCCCACAGTGTGGGTTCGAGTCCCACTACCCCTACCATAAAATAGTGCTTGACATATTATTTATTTCGAGTTATAGTGAATTATAGTGAGAAAATCACTAAATACGTTGCTCTTTGAAATTGTTAGACCTTTTAGATGACCACACTGGAAGTTCCTGTGGCGACCAAGCGCTCGGGGGAAGATAGGAACGTAAAGAGCGAAATTACTGCCAGTGTGCGTGGCAACATCTCAGTAGCCAGTGTGGTCATTTAAGAAGTTTACTGCCCTTATAGCTCAGTTGGTAGAGCACCTGCCTTGTAAGCAGGGGGTCTGGGGTTCGAGTCCTCATGAGGGCACCATTATTCTAGGATATGAATATGAGAAGCGAATCTGCAGAATGTGTGATGTATGTGCCCGATACACCTTTGAATCGTGCGGCATTTACAGATGAAACGGTTTTAGCAGAGATATATAAAGTTTCGAATATTAAAATTGTGTTTAAAGAATTGGGGGATTAGCTCAGCTGGGAGAGCGTCTGCCTTGCACGCAGAAGGTCAACGGTTCGATCCCGTTATCCTCCACCATTATAGACCACCTCTGCTGAACCTCGTGGGAAACCACATAGAGAAAAGGGTAGCGCTTGCTGTTGCAACAGTAAAGACTATCTAGGAAGATCAAGCGTCCGGAAGTAATTGATCAAGGCACACTGTGGGTGGTCGCTCATAAAAAGGAATTAAAATGTTATCTTCTAGCGACAGTAATATGACTTATGTGCAATCTAGACTCGCCAAGGCGAAGATCAAAATGCTTCAGCTTGATGTGTTTGGATTCTGTAATGCCAAATGTTGGTATTGCCCTGTAAGATATATTCCTCAGCCAGAAGAAGGCATGGTTCAAATGCCTTTGGAAACTGTCGAGAAAATCTTCAAGCAATTTGTAGAAGAACGAGACAAAGAAGAAGGTGTTGTTGATCGCAGCTTTAGTTTGTTTATGACAACTCATTATAGCGAGATTCTTTTGTATAAGGATTTTGCTGGGCTGTTGGAACTTGCCAGAAAATATAAGCTGCAGACTTTTATTCTCAGTAATGGTATGAACCTGAACAAAGAAAAAGTCGATCTGATCAAAGAGTATAAAGATGTTGTTCCTCATATTGGGCTGAACATTCCTGCTTTTGAGAAGGAACTGTGGGCAAAGCGTGCTGGGTTTCCTGAAAGACGGTTCGACGAATTGATGGAGAATCTGGATTATGCAGGAGAAACTCTGCATGGGCTTATAGAACTCAATATCCATGTCAACGGTGTTAACACTGAAGATTTCAATGGTCGAACAACCAAAGGTCCAAAGTTTGACGAACTTGATATTAACTTAGACAGAGAACATGGCGAGTGGGAACGACAGTGGGTGATCGCTGATCGAAGGTTCCCCAAGTTTAATGTCGGCAAAGGTTCGTTGATGGATCGCACTGGTTTGCTTTCTGATTATATTTCTAACAAAGAGATGCAGGAACGCAGACTCGAGACTCGCACCGTTGTCGGTTGTGGAAATTGGGGCGACAGAACCACCGAATGGCTGCATATCAATGCAGCAGGTGACGTGATTCTTTGTTGTAACGATTATAATTTCGACTATAAGTTTGGAAACATTAACACCCAAACTATTCGAGAAATTTGGGGCAGCGATGCCCATGCCGCTACAGTTGAACGAGCATATCGTGAGATATGTGCAAATTGTACGGCAGCAATAATTATCTAATTGACTCCGACCTCTGGTTTAAGTTCCGACCTGAACTGACAGGCGGTAACATTTGTGTCCTAGGAAACGCATTTGTTAAGGAGTTTTTATTTGCCTTTGTAGCTCAGTTGGTAGAGCAGTGGATTGAAGATCCACGTGTCGGGGGTTCGACTCCCTCCGAAGGCACCAGTTAATAGCTAAACTACTCGCATACCGTATGGTGTATGGAGTCTGTCGTGAATGTTTAGCACGTGTATCGAGACGTGAGATACTCCTATGCGGGTATGGTGGAATTGGCAGACACACTAGTTTTAGGTACTAGCGCTTCGGCGTGGGGGTTCAAGTCCCTCTACCCGTACCATTTTAAGGGTCGGTAAAGCCAGTGGCTCTGGCAGTCGGACTGTAAATCCGATCCGTCTTCGGGGGAGGATCGATACCTCACTGACCCACCATTGGGGGCGTAGCTCAATCGGGAGAGCACCAGCTTGTCACGCTGGAGGTAGTGGGATCGAAACCCATCGTCCTCGCCACTAAATAAGTTTAATGCGGATGTAACTCAGTGGTAGAGTGTCAGCCTTCCAAGCTGTTCGTCGTCGGTTCGATCCCGATCATCCGCTCCACTTTTGCCCAAGTATCCCTCTCCGCTACGAACGGAGCCAAAGGTAACTGGAAGTAAGATGCAGGTTCGAATCCTGTCGAGGGCTCCATATATCGGGGATTAGCGCAGTCTGGTAGCGCACCTGCTTTGGGAGCAGGGGGTCGTAGGTTCGAATCCTACATTCCCGACCAGTTTTTGTCGGTGTGGTGAAATGGCTATCATTACGGTCTCCAAAACCGTCGTTCCGAGTTCGAGTCTCGGCACCTTCGCCAGTTTTTAGGTGATTTATGTTTGATGAAGCAAAGAAGGCAATTATAGAATCAAGCGACACTTCTACAATTTATGTTGGTGCCGATAGCATTCGATATAAAAAGAACAAGGAGTGGTGGGCAAAGTATTCGACCGTGATCATCCTGCACAAGGATTCGAAGCATGGTTGTCAGCTTTGGCACAATTCGGTTGACATGCGCGACTACGGAAACCTTCGTCAAAGAATGATCACCGAAGCTGGATTTGCGATCCAAGCAGCAACAGAAATTATTGATGTTGTTGGCGATCGCAAACTAGAAATTCACCTTGACATCAATCCTGATCCTAAGCACAAATCTAGTATTGCGATAAAAGAAGCATTGGGATATGTCAAAGGAACTACTGGTCTTGATGCAAAAGTTAAACCTGAGGCATTTGCTGCAACGCATGCAGCTGACCATATGGTAAGAAGTTAATGCGGGATTAGCTCAGTTGGTAGAGCGTCTGCTTTACACGCAGAATGTCGGCAGTTCGAGCCTGTCATCCCGTACCAAATATCTGGACCGACGGGTCTAGTAAGAAGTGTGACTGAATAATCCCCTCGTCAGTGGGGATAAAGTAGACTCGGGGATTGGTCTCCTGCTTAACCAGCTAACGAGTCGTGGGTCGAGATTACAGATAGTAATTGACTGGACCTTGGAGGTATACCTAAATCCTCCCACTTCGCTTTTATTATAAATAGATGCATGCAATATGATGTTATCTTTCAACTGATCGCCGATGTCGGCTTCCCCATCGCAGCTTGTTTGCTCGGTGGGGTTTTCGTGTATTTTGTGATCAACTATATTCTTGAGAGTGTTTTGAAAGCAATCAAAGGAATGCAAGGTATCATTATGGGGTTGGACAACCGAGTGAAAACTATGAACCACGACATTATTCGTGTTGATGCTGTAGTTAGTTCTGCTCTTGGTCTTCGACCTGATTTGGATAGAATCGCCCGAGCAGATGGAAAGAATGATGCTCGGAGGGACTGATGGATCCACAAGTTGTTGCGGAGTTAATAAAACAATATGGTTTCCCGATCGTAGCGTCTGTGGGAATGGGTTACTTTGTATTCTTTATCTATAAGTTTGTTACTGACAGATTAATGCCTCTGATTGGTGAAACAAATGTAATTTTGATCGCACTGATTGATCGTATTAGAATGTTGGACAATGATCTAATTAGGTTACAACAAAAGGTTAACGTTGTGCTGCAGGTTCACGAGGAGCATAAAAATGCAAGTAAATCTAAAGATTGAAATCCTCAAAGTCTTCGAGCTCAACTTTTCTTTTTGTTCAAACAAAAAAATAAAGGATGGGAAAGATGCTAAAACGAGTGACGGCACTAATGCTGCTCCTGACAAGCAGCCACCTGCAAGCAAGTGAACTGGTCCATCAATTTAAAAATCCTTCATTCTCTGGCGTCAATGCTGGAGCGCAATGGCTGACGATTGAAAATCAAGAGACTCTGCGTAAAAAAACTATACAGGACAAGATAGAAGCTGATTTGAAAGCAAAGGCTCTCGAAGAAAAAAACTCTATTTTGAATCGTTTCTTGAATAACTTGCAGTCTCGTATCTATTCTCAGCTGGCACAACAGCTTACCAATAATTTGTTTGGCGAAGATGGCGGAGAGGCTGGAGAATTCATACTCGAAGGCAACACTATCAAGTATGAAAAAACTGAAACAGAAATTAAACTTGTGATCATTGATGCAGCTGGCAATCAAACTGAGATTATAGTTCCAACAAGTGGATTCAAGTGGTAATGTGGAAGATTCTATTATTACCTTTTCTTCTGTGTGGTTGCGTGGCATCTGGACCTGTTGGTCTTCAATTAAAAGAAGATGCAAAGATTGTAAAGACACAAGTCAAAGAATTATACAACCTTCCTGCGCCTGACAGACAAGCAGTAGTAGCGGTTTATGACTTTCCTGATATGACAGGTCAACGCAGAGATAAAGATGGTATTGCCAGCATATCAACTGCAGTCACACAAGGCGGAACACCACTATTAATTTCTGCTTTGAGGGATGCAGGTGGAGGAACATGGTTTAGAGTTGTAGAACGAAATCGTGTCGAGGATCTTGCCAAAGAACGTCAGATTGTTAGACAGACTCGTGAAGAATATCTTGGTGAGGGTGCAAATAAACTCGAACCAATGCTGTTCGCTGGGCTCATCATCCAAGGTGGTATTATCGGGTATGATAGTAACATACAGACAGGCGGAGCAGGAGCAAGATATCTTGGTGTAGGAGGCTCTGTCGTCTACCGAAAAGATCAGGTTGTTGTTTCTCTGCGAGGAGTCAACACTAATACTGGAGAAGTTGTTCTTAATGTGCAAGTTTCTAAAACAGTATTATCTGTCGGTAAAGATCTGTCACTGTTTAAATTTGTCGATGTTGGCACAAAATTGGTGGAAGCCGAAGCAGGCATGACCGAAAATGAAGCCAACACCATGGCAGTCAAAATGGCGATTGAAGAAGCAGTTTTACAATTGATAAAACAGGGTATCGAGAAAGGATATTTTAAGTTCGCACCGAAGATCGATATCGATCGATCGGTATCATTAAAGGAATAAGGGTAATGAAAAATAAAATAGCTCTTTTCATTATGTTTCTGATGACGAGTTCGGTGAGTTTTGCACAAACAACAACCAACTCGATTTTTATTGATCAGGTCGGTGATAGTAGCACTATTACTATTACCCAAAAAGGTCAAACCAACAGCATCGGTTCTGAGCAGAATCGAGTAGTAATTGAAGGTAATAACCAAACAGTTACAGTCAAACAAGAAGGTAATGGAAACATTATCCAAGGCTCTATTGTTCAAGCAGATAATGTCGATAAGGATGTTACTGTTACTGGCGACAACAATAAGTTGACGTATGACGAAGGCGATAGCGGTAGTGTGGCTGGATCCACCAAAACACTTACAGTGACTGGGGATTCAAACGACTTGACCTTTAATCAGGGTACAGCGGCATCAGCCACTAATGCTACACAAACTATCGCAATCACTGGTGACACCAACACAATGACATCCACCATAAATGCGGATGATGTGGTGAACACTAAGACTATTGTTGGTGATGGTAATACTATTACTACGCTGCAGAATGGCAATGCTGGGAAGAATATTGAATTGGTTCTTACAGGCAGTACAAATACATTAACAATAAATCAGCAGAGCACAACAAATGTTGACACACTTAAAGTTGATAGCACGAGCAACGGCAGCACTATTACTATTAATCAGTGCAACGCAGGTGGTCCATGCTAATATTGGTAAGGTAACTCAAACTCGAGGTTCGAGCGAAGTTGTGAAGAAAACTGCAAAGGTTCCTTCACGACTTCAGTTACCTATTGCCAAGATGGACAAAGTGCAGACTGGAAACGGTAGAGTCGAGATAACTTTTTTAGACGACTCTACCGTCAAAGTCACTGAAAATTCTAGGCTTGTTGTTGATGATTTTGTTTACAGCGGCAATCCATCAACATCAAAAATGGTTCTCAAATTTGCTTCGGGGACTGCCAGATTTGCGACAGGTAAATCCGGAAAAATCAACAAAGGCAATATTAATCTGAGAACACCAACAGCCACGATTGCTGTTCGTGGAACAGACTTTGCGACCACAGTCGATGATTTTGGAAAGAGTTTGGTCATCCTTCTGCCAGAGGAAGATGGATCAGTTGGTGAGATTACTGTTTCAAATGCTGCTGGCTCAGTCATTTTGACCAGAGCGTTTCAAGCGACCATAGTATCAACCACAGACAGCAGACCTACTCGTCCAGTCATTCTGAATATGTCACTTGATCAAATTGATAATATGCTCATCGTAGCACCTGCCGAAGAATTCAAGACTGAGGAGGAATTGAGAGATATCAGGACTAACATGCTGGATCTCTCTGAACTTGATGTAGATTTCCTTGCCAAAGATGATCTACAAGAAAATGCACTTGCAAGTTCGGATCTTGATATTAATGCAATCGATGCAAATTACCTCGGCGAAGACTTTTTAGACAATGCTTTAGGAGCAGATAATTGTGTCACCAGAGAAGACACCAAGTTGTGCGGAACAACATTTGGGCTAGATAATACTACACAGATAACTACAATTCTTTCTGGAGATTATCTACGGCTCGTTCGGACACTAAGTAGTACTGTTGACATTGTTGTCAAAAAAGATTCAAACAAAACATTATACATAGATAGTAATGGAAAGTCATTTCTAATCGAAGTAAATCAACCATCGGGCGGGACTATTATAAATGTCAAACAAAGCGATTAAAATTTTATTGTCTCCGTGGTTGGTACTGATCACATTTGCGCTACTGCTTGTAGTAAAGCTACAAGATCCATTTTTGGTTGAAGCGTCTCGCCTTAAATTTTATGACTACATCATGCTGGATACACCAAAGCAATCTGAGCAGATTGTAGTCGCTAATTTAGGGGAGAAATCAATTGAAAAATATGGTCAGTGGCCTTTCCCGAGGGAAGTCCATGCTAAAATCATTGGCGATATATACAGCAGAGGGGCTGGCGCTGTTGGCAGCACTATACTTATGCCTGAGCCTGACCGCTTGGGGACTGATAGAGTTCTTGCGAATGCTCTAAGCGAATATCCAGTTGTACTCAGTCAGACTGTTTCCGCTGACTGTATTGCTGGATCGACCACTGGCCGAGGTTCACCTCAGGCAAGTGCGACAATTCGGAAGACAGGCGTTGCCGTAATCGGCGATGGAGAACCAACTGAATTTCTTCCTCAATATCCATGCGTTCTAAGTAATATTGCACCTCTGCAAGAAGCCGCTGTCGGTGTTGGGATAACATCAACATTACCTGAGGCAGACGGGGTCGTACGGCGAGTTCCTCTTCTAGCACAATCATCTGGCGAATACTATCCCGCATTTGCTCTAGAGATGCTGCGTGTAGCTGCTGGAGATCCGTCATATCAAGCGAAGATAAATCAGACGGGAGTTGAGGCATTACGAATTCCTTCCTTCGAAACAATTAAAACTGATGAATATGGTCGAGTGTTCGTCAATCCGAACTATAAATTTGCGTCATTCGAAATTGGTGACAAGGCTTTGCCTGATCTGACAGGTAAAATTGTGATACTTGGCGTAACTGCCGCTGGTATCGCGAATCCTGTAGCGACTCCACAAGGTGCGCAGTATCCCCATCAGTTGCAAGCGTCAATTCTTCAGACTCTGATAAATGGTGATTCGGTTGCGATTCCTCTGTGGGGGCAACTTGCTGATCTTGGTGCATTTGTTTTTGTTTGCCTGTCATTGATTGTTGTTTCTCGTTTCCGCTATTCAATTATATATATCGCCGTGATCATGGGCGGATATCTGTATCTACCATTCTATTTATTTACCAAAGAACACATCCTTTTTGATGTGTCGTTCAATATTGCTGCTGCACTGTTTGTATATATACATCTATATACTGCCAAGTTTATCAGCGAATTCCTACAAAAGCAACAGATTAAGAAACAGTTTGGCACGTATCTGTCGCCAGACTTGGTTGCTCAGCTGCAGAAACAGCCAGAGTTACTCAAGCTAGGTGGAACAAAACAACAGTTGTCGATTATGTTTACTGATGTTCGTGGCTTCACTACTATTTCCGAACACTATGGCGAAGACGTTGAAGGTCTTACTTCCATAATGAATAGATATATGACTGTGATGACAAGAGCTATTCTGGAAAACAAAGGAACACTTGATAAGTATATTGGTGACGCACAGATGGCTTTCTGGAATGCACCAGTAGATAACCCTCAACATGCTTTGGATTCGGTGCGCACTGCTTTCCAGATGCTAAAAGACCTGGAGATATTTAATGGCGAAATTAAAGGGGAAGGCATTCCAGCTTTCGGTATGGGTCTTGGTATTAACACTGCCACTGTGGTTGTTGGTAATATGGGCAGCGACCAGCGTTTTGATTACACTTGCTTGGGTGATGGGGTTAATTTGGCTGCTCGCCTCGAAGGTCAAACCAAACCTTATGGGGTCAAACTCATCGTCGGACCACAAACTGCCGAACTGGTTAGGGATGTATACCAAGTAATTGAACTTGATTTGATTGCTGTTAAAGGCAAAACTGAACCAGCTCGAATCTATACAGTTCTTGAAGAAAAGAACGAAAAGGCTGAAATTGCTCACAACAGATTCCTGGATGCATATCGCTCAGGTGATTGGGGCAGAGCCATGGCCATGGCATATGAAATGGGTCCATTGTGGAATGGAGAACTCAAAGGCTACTACGAAGCCATGCTCGATCGTATGAACGAAGCCAAAGCTGCTCCTAAAAATTGGGATGGTGTTTATCGCGCAACCTCAAAATAATCCTTGCTTTATTTTAAAAAATGGGGTATAGTGAATTATTGATTGAGAGGTTATATGATGCAAGTTTCTGGAGTAAGTCCTTATCGAACTCCTGTTGCTCTTCCTGGAATAAATTTCAGCGAAGAACACCATCTGGTCGGTTTCACTTGGCCCTATATAAATTCAAAAGGTAAACAATACAACACAACCATGGTTGCAACTGGTTGGGTGTGTGATTGTATGGGATTCAACTTCCACGGTAAATGTAAGCATATTACCTTGGTTCATCAAAAGGTTTCGTCATGATTATTCAGAATGCTGTAACGTGTCTAGGCTGCGGAGACTTCATCGTCTCTAAGCACCGTCACGATTTTGTAACTTGCACCTGTGGCTCTATCTCGGTGGATGGTGGGCAAGCATACCTTCGTCGGGTCGGTGACTTTGCAAACGCTGTCGATCATTCGTGGGAACTTCCTGATGAATTGTATCGTCAATGTGCTGATGCGGTAGAAGAAGCTATTGAAACCAATCGTAATAAGTTTGGTATTGCCAATGCTGTATTGCGTAGGCTTCGATCAGCTGCTCGTATTGTAGCAGAAGGTGAACAGCGTGTTATAGCATGTAATACTGAGCTTGATGAGATCATGATCGAAGAGGCTGATGGAACTTACAATCGTTACAAGAAGGTAGTAGACAATGAAACATCCAGATCCTAAGAAACACCAGTTAATCTCTTTTGTAAAGAGTGGTATAAGAATTGCTGCGAGCTGCGTTGCTTGCTTGATGATGAGCAATCCATCTGTTGCCGTATTCATTCTTGGATTGGGTTACGGTCTCGCAGAGATCGTTGGTGTGTATGAGGAGTTAGTATAATGACTGAATGGTATATCCTCGGTTGGACCTTTGTCGCTATGCTAGTAGTACTACTAGCGATTTTTATTGTATTGGATAGGAAAGTATAATGGTTAGTATAGAATTACAGTACGAACAGGTCGATAGGATCGTTTGGAAACAACTTGAAGAAACTCGCGATAGTCTTACCAAAGACCTTGGCGCAAACAGTAATGTATTTGTCTGGGGCGACCCAGAAGCAGATGACATCGAAATTCAGAAGCACATTGATGCTCTGAACCTTATAATTGAATGGTATAGGATCCCTGAATAATGGCTGTTAAAGAAAATGATATTGTAACAATGAAGCTGGTCTCTGGTGACGAGGTAGTTGCCAAGCTGGTTGAAGTCTGGGAAGGTCGGGCATATGTTGTTACCAAACCACATGGTGTGATGCTCGATAAGGGAGGATTCGGGTTGATTCCTTGGGTTCTCACAGCAGATCCGAATGCTCAGTTTGAGATTGCTCAGACTGCGGTCGCAGCAATTACCAAGACCTTTGATGCAGTTAAGGCTGAATACATCAAGCAAACCACAGGACTGATTGTTCGGTGACCAAAAATGAAAGATTCGAGATTTTGATCAAGGCTCTTGAGAAAATCAAAGAATTTGGTCATTCGCATGGACATGGGCGTGGATACACCTGCGCCAATATTGCAGAGAAAGCTCTAAATGAATCTAGAATTAGAAGCATATGAAGGCGAACTAGCGATGCTTCGGCATTGCTACAAGCTAGTGAAACATACTGGTCTAGCAGAAAAAATGGGTGGAATTTACTTCATCTGTGGTGAAGGTGGCGAGAAGGATCAAAACAACCTTCCCGAACGAATCCATATCTGCCCTGCATATGGTGTCGACTGGTTTCAAATTTATGAAAAGACGGAGAAATCTAGTGGACCTGAATGGTGAATTTAAAATGGAAAACATGAGAATCAATTTGGAGCCAGAATATTCTGACTGGTCTTGCTGGTTAATGGGTGATTATGGCAAGAGTCAATATGGCGCTGTCGTATACCGAGCTCGAAAAGGAATGGAACCTAACTGGTTTCATCGTAAAATGCAAGAACTTTGTTTTGGGTTTCAATGGCGCAAAACTACTAAATAAAAGATGATGGAGGACTAATGCCGCTCTACGAATTTTACAATACAGAAACTGAAGAACAGTGGACCAATCTCATGTCCTATGATGACATGAAGAAATTTCTTGCCGACAATCCTCACATTAATCCCGTATTTTCAATAAACGTCATTGGCGGAACAGGCGACCGAGTTAAGGTCGAGTCTGGCATGAACGACATGCTCGGACGGATTGCTCGCGCAAATCCTGGATCACCTCTGGCTGATAAGTACGGCGACAAGGGTATCAAAGCAAGCAAAACACGCGATGCTGTCAAGGCAGCACAAAAGCGTCACGGAATAAACACTACTACAATGTAAAGAGATTTTAGCATTTTGTTATGGGTATTTGATCGTATCAACCGTTCCTAACATGGAGCTTATCCCTATGTCTCAAACTGCTTTTGATATTACAGAAGAAAACAATTATAGACCGACTCGTAAAGAGAGAAAGATGTCTAGAAAATCTCAAAGAGGTAAACCTAATAACGTTGTCCAATTACATCAACCGAATCCTCTTCAGCTAGAAAACATTAAACCGAAAACTGAAAATCAACGAAAGACATTTAGAGAATACTCGACAGGTAAAAATCTATTGCTTCATGGAGTCCCAGGAAGCGGAAAGACCTTTATCAGCCTTTACCTTGCTCTAGATGAATTGGCCAACAATAATTCAAAACTTCAAAAAGTTGTAATCATCCGAAGCGCACAATCTTCCAAAGGCATCGGTTTCTTACCAGGAACTGCAAAACAAAAGATGGAAGTCTATGAAACACCCTACTCCTCGATCTGTTCTAAGTTGTTTGATCGAGGCGACGCATACCAAGTTCTAAAGAATAAGGGAATTGTTGAATTTGAATCAACATCGTTCCTTCGCGGTACCACGATTGATGATGCAATCATTATCATCGATGAAGCGCAAAACCTTTCCTACCAAGAATTAAAAACTGTATTGACTCGTGTCGGAGATAACTCTAAGATCGTTATCTGCGGAGATGTCAATCAGGACGATCTAACCAGCTCCAGATACAGCGAAGAATCTGGTCTTAAATCAATCATGAAAATTATGGATAGAATTCCATCGGTTTCCAAGATTGAGTTTGAGATCCAGGATATCGTTCGTTCTGGATTCGTCAAAGAATTTATCATCGCAGAGTTAAATATCGCTTGACTTTTTTCTCTAACTAGGTTATAGTAACATTGTTATGTTTGAATTGAATCTTATAGACTTTACTGAACTTGAATCTGAAACACGTGAAGACGGAAGGTTCTACACTACTCCTGAGGGAATTGTGTATCCTTCCGTCACCACTGTTCTAGGTGCAACAAAAGACCAATCTCATCTCCAGAAATGGAAAGAAAGATTAGGCGAAGAGGCTGCTGCTCGAGAGAGCAAGAGAACAGCTGATCGAGGAACTGCTCTCCACCTATTGTGCGAGAAGCTAGTCCTTAACCAACCCTATGATCTTCGAAAAGAAATGCCTGTTCCTGTGCAGTTGTTCAGTCAGCTGCGACCAGTCATACAGGAAAATGTCAACAATATCAGAGGTGTTGAATCTCCTCTATATTCAAACTTCCTTGGTATCGCAGGTCGAGTCGATCTCGTTGCTGATTGGCAAGGAAAGACCTCAATCATTGACTATAAGTCCAGTAACAAGGTCAAGAAGCGTGAATGGATTGAGGACTACTTTCTGCAGACATCTATATATGCAGTGATGTTCGAGGAACTTACAGGAATTCCTGTTCCTCAGCTGGTCATTCTGATCGGCACCGAAGAGTCAACCAAACCTTCTGTCTTTGTCGAAAAGCGAAACGATTGGATCTACAAAGCCATGGATCGCATCAATCTCTATAAAAAGTCCTTGCTTTAATTTCCGAAATAGGTTAGAGTGAATAATAGGAGATTGATATGACTAACTTTATGGTTGACTTTTATGAGAACAAGAATGGCATCAGCAATCGGCGGATGCTTCAAGGTTCTCCCACAATCCACCTCAACAACGCGAAGTCAGATTTTGCTGTTCAGGCATATCTGAAGCGCACTTACCCCAACTCCGAAATTATTATTAACAATGTAGAATGGAAATGATTATGGAAAATATTTATGTGATTTACGGCAAAGATGATTGCCCTTTCTGTGAACAGGCTAAGGCACTTCTGACCTCCAAAGGTATGAAGTTTGACTATCTTACACTGAACGTAGATTATGACCGTGAAGATTTGTTTGCTATGGCCCCAGAAGCTCGGTCTGTTCCACAGATTTGGCTGATCCAAGATACTAACAAACTCAAAGAAAATTGGACTCACATTGGTGGTTTCCAGGAACTGAAGGCATCGTTCGAGAAGAGTGAAATTGAACAGGCTCTCGATGAAGGTGCAACTCTCAGTGTTGTGTTCACCAAGGCTGATGGCACCGAGCGCACCATGCTCTGCACCAAGAACTCTCAGGTTATCTCTGAGCAATACACTGCTCCTGAAAAGAAAACTGAACGGACTCGTAAGGATACCGATGGTCTGGTTGTTGTCTTCGATCTAGAGAAGAACGAATGGCGCAGCTTCCGTCTCAATTCGGTGAAGAGCTATATGGTCTTTGAGGATGTAGAATAATGCAGCCGCTTACTCGTTGGGAATATATCCGAGCAGTTGTAGCAAAGTGGATTGTAGTCAACGTCGCCAGTCGCATCAGTGCGCTGGCGGTGTTGGCACTCTGCTTAGAAATTTCAGAAAAATATATGGAACAGATTGAGGCAATCGATGAGTAAGTTTATTTGGGTAAGAGATCGCGACAAGTTTGAACACTATATTAATGTAAATCATATCATCGATGTGAAAAAGATTCCGGCACATGGCGTTTATAGCGCCGCCGCATATATCATATTAGCAAAAGAAGGCGAAATTCCCTTATCTCTGGATCAGTTCGATACATATGAGGATGTGATCACCAAAATTCAGGCTGCAGCATGAAGAAGGCGATTGTTACTGGAGCATCAGGGTTCATCGGGCGTGTTCTCCAGCTAAAGCTGAAAGAAGCTGGTTATTATGTCATTGGCGTAGACGTAAAGTGTGACAATTACGACTGGAACACTGATGAGTTTTTTATTGATAATTATGCAACAATTGCCTCTGACGGCGATCTGGATGGCGTTGATGCAATCTTCCATCTTGGCGCTAACAGTTTGCTTGGGCCATCGGTATCCAAACCACTATACTACTATGATAATAACGTTAGTAGTATGTGCGATATGCTGTCCAATTTAGCTAGAGAAAACTGGAAGGGTGCATTTATCTTTGCATCCTCTGCTGCAACATATGGTGATATGCGCAGCCCTGATCCTTTGCCTGAAGTTGTGGCTGGAAGTCCAATCAATCCCTATGGCTCAACCAAGTGGGTTGGTGAGATGATGTTGAAAGAATCATGCGAAGCGTATGGCCTCAAGGCATACTCAATGCGCTTCTTCAATGTTGCTGGTGCATACAAAGGTATCGGCCAAGCTGCTAATCAACCACATATCCTTACCAAAATGTCAAAGGCATCTTTGACTGATGACACATTCTACATCAACGGTAATGAATACGACACCTTTGATGGAACATGCGTAAGAGATTATATCCACGTAGCTGATGTGTGTGATGCTCTGGTTGCTGCAGCAGAACAACTATATAATAAGCCTGAACGTGAATACGACACCTTCAATGTTTGCAGTGGCAAACCTGTGTCGAATCTGCAACTTGCTCTTACATTCGCAAAACTATATCCTCTGGAATATGATATTGCGGAAGTTCGTCCAGGCGATCCTGGATTCCTGATTGGCGATCCATATAAATTGTCGTTGATGTGGCCAGAAGGTCCAAAGTATGATCTCGCCGACATCATCACTTCACACTTTGAATCTATTAGTAGCCAGATGCTTGTTGGGCAACCATGGCTCCGAACTTACGATGGGAAATTACAATGAGTAGTATTTGGGAACGTAATGAATTGAACGCAAAGTCTCAAGGTGGGACAGAGCGAATGATGGAAGGTGTTCTGGCTCGATTGAAGCCAGAGTACCACGAAAAGTTTCAGATTATCCCCTCGCGTGTGCGCGAGCTGCATGATGATCGCATCCGTATCTATTGGTTGCACGATTTGCCTTGGGATCCCGAGACCAAGCATTTGACCGCCGAGAACAGTCGCAACCGTTTCCACAAGATTGTCTACTGTGGCCAGTGGCAGATGAACATGTACCAAAATCATTTGGGAATTCCGCACACTCAGCAAAGCTGTGTCATTGATACTGCGACAACTCCTTTTGGCCCAATCAACAAGAGTGATCCGAAAGAAGAAATTCGTTTGGTTTACACCAGCACTCCTCAACGTGGTCTGAACATTCTTGTTCCTGTGTTCGAGAAGCTATGCGAAAAGTATGACAATATCGTGCTTGACGTTTTCTCAAGCTATAAGATCTACGGTTGGGAAAATGCTGATCAACAGTTCGAGGATCTGTTTGACAAGTGTCGTAATCATCCTAAGATTAACTACCATGGCTTTGCTCCGAACGAAACAGTTCGTGAGACTGTCGCAAAGGCACATATCTTTGCCTATCCTTCGATCTGGCCAGAATGCAACAGCCAGTCGTTGATCGAGGCAATGTCATCTGGTGCTGTCTGTGTTCACCCGAACTATGCTGGTCTTACCGATACCTCGGGTAGCATTACCATTCAGTACCATTGGGATCAGGATGTCAATGTTCATGCGAATATGTTCTATGCTGTTCTGGATGACACAATCCAAAAGATGCGCGACAATGATATGATGCCGTATCTACAGTTCCAAAAGACTTATGCCGACTATCGCTACAACTGGGATAAGATTGGTAGTCAATGGAATGCGCTCTGCGAATCGTTGTTGAATGAATACGAAGGTAAGGATCTGTCTGTTCCTGCTCCCAAGTTTATCTACAAGTCGTAATTATGATTCTTGCTAAGGCACCTCTTCGAGTTTCCTTCTTTGGTGGTGGGTCGGATATTCCTGCCCACTACCTTCGTTGGGGCGGATCAACAATCTCTACTGCGATTGACAAGTATGTCTACGTTGCAGTAGGAAGAACTCCTCAGAATCACATCAAGATCAACTATTCTAAACAAGAATTGGTGACTGCTGTTGATGACATTCAAAATGAAATTGTCAAGAATGCCTTAAAATATTTCGGTATCAAATCTAATATCGAGATCACCACGTTCGCTGATATTCCTACAGTTGGCACAGGGTTGGCAGGTTCTTCTGCTTTCGCCTGTGCACTGGTGGCTGCTCTTGCTGAATATTTCCCTAACGGTAAACGGTATAGCGAATATGAGTTAGCGGAAGCTGCATGTAACATTGAGATCGATATGTGCGGCTGGGCAATCGGGAAGCAAGATCAGTATGCCTCTGCCTTCGGTGGCATGAATTATATTGAATATCTTGCCAGCGATCGGGTGTTGGTCCAGAGAATCGACCCTAAAGGCATCGATAGCTCCATGGTTTTGATTCCGACAAACATTCAGCGCCATGCTGCAGAGATTCTCAATAAAATTGATTTTGATCAAAAGACATACCTCATTCGTGAAATGTCACACATGGCGGATATGCATGCCGACCTTTCTCCGACCTACGATCTCTACGGTCCACTGCTCAACGAAGCATGGAAGTTTAAGAAACAGCTGGAAGGTGGAATCAGCAGCCCAGAGATTGATTCTCTTTATGACCGATGCCTGAAGGCTGGTGCGTCAGGGGCAAAGCTGCTTGGCGCAGGAGGAGGTGGATATATGCTGGCTCTGACTGACAACAAAAACAAATTGAAGCATGAGTTTTCTGATCGAGTCTGTCTTGATGTGGCTGTCGCATTAGACGGGGCAAGAGTAGTATACAAGGATTAAACATGACAACACCATATTATACTCTAGATTCATACGCAGCAGAACTGTCACGTGCATTGAGCACTGTTGATCTGAAAGAACTTGACCTAGCAACCAGAAAGATTTACGCTACCAAAGGAAACATTTATGTCTGTGGTAATGGCGGTTCGGCAGCTATCGCGGAACATCTGACCTGTGACTGTATGAAGGGTGTTGCTATGGAATCAGATCTAGGGCAGTGGTTGAACATCACATCTCTAGCGTCCAACTTCCCTCTCATCTCTGCCATTGCCAACGACATTGGATATAATGAAATCTTTTCAAAACAAATTGAATGGCAGGTCAAAGATGGTGCTGCCGATGTTCTGATCGCTATCAGTTCCAGCGGTAATTCCCCGAACATTCTTAATGCGATTTCTAAGGCAGAAGAAAAGGGAATGGAAACTATTGCCATTGTTGGATTTGATGGTGGCGATGCGAAACAACTTGCTAACATTGTCATTCATATCGATTCTGACAATTATGGTATCATTGAAGATGCCAGCCAAGCCATTATGCATTTCATGGCTCAACTGATGAGACGTTGGGCTTCTAACAAAGATCCAAGGGATATTAAATACTGATGAAACAGATTGATTTTGTCTTTCTAGATCTTGATGGAGTTGTCTTTGATTTTCATAGTGTGGTCGGCGACCAGCTAAATGACAAAGAAAAATGGTGGAACGAAGGATTTCCTGCATTTATCGACGTTGGTGGGTTCGCGGATCTGCCTCTTCTACCATATGCTTATGAATTGATAGAGTTTCTTTGTGAAAATGTAAACGTCAATTTTCTATCATCAGCTGGTGGTGCATCCAGATTTGAAGAAATTGTTGACCAGAAGCTTGAAGCTCTGCGCAAGAACGGAATTGACCTGCCGACCATCATCGTTCCCTCTAAAGGCATCAAGAAACAATTTGCTCGAGAGAATTATCTTTTGATTGATGATCAAGCAAACAATTGTCAAGATTTCATTGAAGCTGGCGGTGAAGCGATTGTCCATGTTGACGTGAAGACAACGATAGCCTATATAAAAGAACACTATTTTCTAAAAGGTAAAAGCCATGACCAAACAAACATTTGAGTATGACGACGAGTCGTTCGACTTTGGATTCACCACTGTCTCCGAGCAAGACTTCAAGATCAAAGAAACGACTGTTGTCCAGCAGGTCACCAAAGAGGTAACTGAAGCATCAAATGTAAAGGTCGAAAAGATCTACAAAATGATCATGCCTCTGCTGCTAAATCTTAAGAAAGATGCAGACAAAAATGAGTATATCTATTGGCCACATCGAGGAAAAAAGATCGATGAGTTTATTGCCATTCTAGAAAATGTTGTGAATAATTAAGGAGGCTTCGAGCCTCCTTTTTTATGGGCGACCCTGACCGCGATATTTCTTGAAGTTGCTTCTTTTGCGCTTGTTCATCGAACTCAACTTAGGATACCGAATGTCCTGAGCTGTTTTCTTGGGTCTGCGGACATGTATCTCTTTTCCGACAGCAGTAGATTTTTTAGCCATAATTTTTTCTCCCAATCATATTTTTTAGAAAATAACTCTTGCTTTATTTTAAAAAACAGGTTATGGTGTATTTATAAGATGAGAAAAGGAAATGAATTATGACTTATGATGAATTTGATAACATGTACGATAACTCCTATGATCTCCAGGATCAGCATATGGTGTATATCATGGAAAATTGCCATGGTGAACGTTCCATCTGTAATGGTGATGGTTTGATCGTTGCCCAAGAAGAGGGCTACCTCTACGAAGATTTTCGTGACCATTACATCGAAAAGCATATGTTGGTGGAAGCATAACCATGCTTGAGCAGGACAAACTGGCAATCGAAGCTATCTTAGGAAAATATTCTCCTGAAGAAAAATTCGCCTTTTATAGCTCTGGTTCGCAAAAAGTCTGCCGACAAAATAAATGGGGTAATCCCTTTGTTCCAGGTCGAAGTCAAGAGATCGTCGTCTGCAATATTCTTGGATTTACAATCAGCAACTCTGTGAGTGGAGCAGATGCTTACGACGCCGATGGACCTGCCGAGATTAAATCTTGCTCTCCTGGCGAAGATGCAGTGTATAAAGGAAAGTTTGATGCAGTGTATGGCGGAATTTCGTTCTTCCCTACATGGGAAGAGCAACTGGAATATCTTGACCAAAAGATTTTGGCATACAAAAATCACTACCATTCTCGATGGGAAAATGGAGAATGCATGGAGATCTGGCAGATGGATTGTCAGACTGTATATGATCTCCTGCTCCCGAAACTCAAAAAGCGTTACGAAACCTTAAAGGCTAACGACCGAATCAAGGATCCACGCATGCAGGGTGTGCTGACCAAAAAGCAAATTTATAAGCACGGAAAAAAAGTTTATGATTCTGAAAATAATGCTTGATTTATTTTTAAAATTAGGTTAGAGTGAATAATAGGAAATGAAGAAAGGAAGTTTTTATGACCAAGTTTACCTCTTTTGACCGTGCCTCGCTGAAGGCTCTTCGTGATGATCTCCAGACTGTTCTGGATGCCTACGCTGCAAAGTCTGGTCTTGATTTTGATATTGGTGGTATTCGTTTTAGCGAAGCTGAAGCTACGATTAAGCTGACCACCAAAATCAAGGGTGCTGTTACTCGCACCGACCTGAACCTGCAGCGTATGATTGAAGCATACAATCTGGTTATGGAAAAGAACGGTCGCAAGCTGGTTCGCTACGATACTCGCAAGCCGAAGTTCCCGTTCATCTATGAAGAAAACGGTAAGATGTTCAAGACGACAGCTGATCGTGCGAAATATCTTTTTGCTGCTTAATTTTTAAAAATAATGCTTGCTTTATTTTAAAAACTAGGTTATATTGAGAATATGAGGAGAGGGGAATGGTTCCCTCTCCGTTTGAAAAGGAAATTATATTATGGCTCATGAACTTGAAATGATCGGCGATGCTGCTTCGATGGCTTACGCTGGCGACCTGCCTTGGCACGGTCTTGGTACCAAGGTTCCTTCGGATCTCTCGCCCGAGCAGATGATGAAGGCTGCTGGTCTCGACTGGGAAGTCGAGAAGTTCCCTGCTTTTGCCGAAGTTAATGGCAAGCGCATTGACACTGGTCGTTCCGCTTTGGTTCGCACCTCTGACAATAAGTTCTTCGACATGGTTGGCGATGACTGGAATCCTGTCCAGAATCGTGAGGCATTCGAATTCTTCAATGACTTTATCGCTGCTGGCGATATGGAAATGCATACGGCTGGCTCGCTCAAGGGTGGTCGTAATATCTGGGCTCTCGCAAAGGTTAACGAATCCTTCGAGATCAACGGTGACGACAAGGTTGAAGGATACCTTCTCTTCTCGAATCCTCACCAGTACGGCAAGACCGTTGACGTTCGTTTCACTCCCATCCGTGTTGTCTGCAACAACACTCTGACTATGTCGCTGAACGGCACAGCTGAGCGTATGTTCAAGATGAACCACCGTCAGGTGTTTGACGGCGATATGGTCAAGGAAGTCCTCGGCGTCTCTAAGGATAAGCTGGCTCGTTACAAGGAAATGGCTGAGTATCTCTCGACCAAGCGTTATAACAACGAGTCGATCGTTGAATATTTCAATCGTGTATTCCCGATGACCACTCGCAAGGAAGTCGATCCGTTGGAACTGCAGTCGCGTGCTGCCAAGCTGGCTTACGAAGTTCTCGAGACTCAGCCTGGAGCCGAATATGCTGCTGGCTCTTGGTGGCAGGCATTTAATGCTGTTACCTACTCAACCGATCACCTTCTTGGTCGTTCGGCTGACACTCGCCTGACTTCGGCTTGGTTTGGTTATAACCAGCGTCGCAAGCTTGAGGCTGGTAACCTCGCGCTCGAGATGGCTGAAGCTGCGTGATTGTAACGTATCTACCATGGTTGATGTCATGCCTTACTATCTGGATGACATTACTCGCTGGCAATAATCATCCTCGTGCATGGGCGGTCGGTCTTGCCAACCAAGTCCTCTGGGTGACATGGATTATTGCCAGCGAAGCATGGGGATTGATTCCGATGAGCATCGCTCTTGCGATTGTATATACTCGGAATCATTTTAAATGGAATATAGATAAGAAGGAAGTTTAATATGTTTTGGTTGTGGTTAATTGTTGCTATTTTGTTTATTGCAGTAGGTTCGTACGTAGTCGGCACGCTTGATACAGATATTGATAGTAAGTTTGGTATATTTTGGGTCACCTTTATTGGATCTCTGACGTGGCCAGTTGTACTTGCTGCCGTAATTATCATCGGACCGTTCTTTGGTCTCTTCTGGCTCGGTGATCGTAAGCGTGAGAAGCTCAAGAATCAAGAAAAATAGTGCTTGCTTTATTTTTAAAAATAGGTTAGAGTGAATAATAGGAATTGAAAAGGAAATTTTATGCCTAATTGGTGCTCAAATAATGTGACTCTTACCCACAATGATCCAGAGATGATTGTTCGTGCAAAAACTGCCATTGAACAGGACACACTGCTCAATGAGTTCGTTGCCTGTCCAACAGGCTGGGATTATGACTGGTGTGTGCAAAATTGGGGCACCAAATGGGACATCAACGAAGGTCAAGTCTTTGAGTCTGATGAGACCAGCCTTGACTGCATGTTCGAAACTGCTTGGGCTCCTCCAATCAAGTTCTATGAGGCTCTAGAGCGTCTTGGGTTTGAGGTCGAGGCTCAGTATTTCGAACCAGGAGCAGGATATGTTGGTGAATTCAGCAATGGTGTGGATGAAGATTTCGAGATTGATCCAGACGATTTCAGCAACATCCCTGACTATCTCATGGAGATGTATGACATCCCCGAGCATTATAATTTTGAAGAAGAATGAAAATAGTGCTTGCTATTATTTCCGATTCGGGTTATAGTGAATAATAGGATGATGAAAGGGAAGCTTATGAAGATCGTGAATTTGTTGCTCGTCGGAGTTGGTTTTTTTGCTGTTCTCGGCACGGTCGGTGCTAGTGACTTCTATGAAGAATGTCGTGCTGCTGCTGACTGTGTTGCTGGTCCACCGATCAGCCTTTCTGAAATCCTTATTCGTTGCTCCATCGGGGTTGCTCTGATTTGTTTGGGTGTTCTGAACGAATTGAAAGTTAAGATATAATGAGCCTAGATTCGTTTTTCGAGGCGGATCTGGTGAATGAAGTCCAGACGCTGGATGAGAAAATCAAACAGCGTCGGACACAAATGCTGGTACATTCGTATCGGTATTATGTGCTTGATGATCCAGTTATCACTGACGAAAAGTGGCAACAGTGGGCTGACGAGTTGACCGAACTGCAGGTGAAAAAGTCCAAGATTGGCTTTTATGATGATGCATTCGCCGACTGGAATGGTTCCACTGGTATGCACCTTCCGTTTGATAACTGGATCAAAGAGAAGGTAAAATACCTAAATAAAATATCAGTTGCTGACAGGCAACAGTAAAAGCGGAAAGACAGGGGTTCGACTCCCCTCACCTCCACCATAGATAAAGCAACAGGGACTATACAGCGTACGTAATATAGGAACTGGCCGACCGCATGGCTTGCCTCAAGGGAGATAATGTTTGGGGACGAGTAACTGGATAGGAGTCATGACCTTGGATGTTACTTCAAGTTGGTGCTTTGTCTATGATGGGGGTGACCTGGATATCGATTTTCGTGTAATAGGGCGTCCGAGACTGATTGACTGGCAAAGTGCCACAAACTGTAAATGCAAACGACAATGACGTTGCCTTTGCTCTAGCTGCCTAACAGCTAGCATTGGGTATGAGTTCCACCTCGAAACAGAACGGGCTCAAATACACACTACACACATAAGGAAAATAACTATGTCTAATGATACACCTTTCTTGCTCCGTATGGACATGATCAAACTAGCTCAACAAAGAGCCTCAGAAAAATTCCATGCGAGTATGAATGCTGCCTATGAGAATTCTAGGTTGCACAATACGCCTCTTCCAGAAGTTGCTTATCCTGCCACAGATGACATTATTGCTGAAGCACAACTTCTCAAATCTTTCGTTGATGGCAATTAATTAAATTGGGGTCTGGCGGGAACCTTGCAACAGAATCCCGCCACTTAGATGGACACACAGTCTTTCAACCACATTGCACAGGATGTAATGTCACGACAGATCGACTGAGTTGCGCAACGTGTGTCCATCTAAGTCTAACCGAAGGTTTATAGCGGCAGACCGAAGGTTTTGGGGTAAACTCGAGACCTAAATAAAATGTTACCTCTGGGGGTCTTCCTCCATTGACTCTTACACAGCTTCAGTCTTTAGGGCACAGAAAGCAGTAGGCTCGCCTACTACCGACCAAACCATAATGATTCGCATTTCCAGTAAGAGGGAAATGGATTAGAAGATACCTCGACTTTCTTTATTATTGTATCTTCTCGTAGCGGTATTGTTCTTGTATGTTATACACGGAACAGTCGCCGACTCATTAAACTAAAGAGGATACAAATGAAGAATTTCTTCAAAAATCTCACATCAAAATTTAATATTGATAAATTATTCGAACAGAGAATTGATTACCCAAATCTAACATATGGCTCAGGTTTTTGCATGGGAATGGTTGCCATTCTAACTATATCTGCACTAGCTCCTGCCAAAGCAATTACTGTAGAAGTTCCGGTGATCCAAAAGGTTCCCGTGATCAAGATTGTTGAAAAGCCAACAATCGTGAAAGTTCCTGTAAAACTGGATCATAATGATCAAAAACAGATCCAGTGCCTCGCCGAAAACACATATTTCGAGGCTGGTAACCAATCAACCAAAGGCAAGATTGCCGTCAACAATGTAGTTATGAATAGAGTAAATGATCCTAAAGGTCGTTTCGGAAAGACAGCATGTGCAGTTGTTTCACAAAGAAACAAAAGAACATGTCAATTTTCTTGGAAATGTGAAGGTCAGAAGAAAATTCGTAGCCGTGAGCAATTTGTCGAATCAAAGAAAATTGCTGAACAAGTATATCTTGGCAATTACGGGGACATTACAGGGGGAGCTAAATTCTATCATGCGAACTATGTAAATCCACGTTGGAATCTAGAAAGAGTCACACGAATTGGTGCACATATTTTTTATAGAGAAGGCTAAATTATGAACTCAATGACTCGAATGAAAGTAATTTGCGAAACAATTGAAGAACTCGTGTGGAAACACGATCTCTCGTATATGGATGCAATCATCTATTACTGCGAAGAGAATAATGTGGAGGTGGAAATATTTGCCAAGGCAATTAAAACCAACGATATGCTTAAAGCAAAACTTCAACTCGAAGCAGAGAGTCTACACTATCTTCCTAAAAGTGCAATGCTACCAATTTAATGCTTGACTTTTTAAACTATCTATAGTATAGTGGAAATATGATGAGAAAGGATATTGAATGAAAATTACATTTACTGACAATGGTCTGCCCATGCACTTGGGCGGTCATGAAGGCGAGACCCATCTTGATGACGGTGCTCTTGATTATATCATCGAGAAACTCGGTGTCAAGAGCATGGTCGATATTGGTTGTGGTCCTGCGGGCATGGTTGAACTTGCTCGCGAAAAGGGTCTCGAGGTGTTAGGCGTGGATGGCGACTTCGTCGTTGATCGCAAGGTTGATGACATCGTCATCCATGACTACCAGAAAGCTCCATATGTTCCGGAGAAAAGCTACGACCTAGCATGGACGGTCGAGTTTGTTGAGCATATTGAAGAGCAATACATCCGCAACTTTGTTGCTACGATGGATAAGTGCAAGTATGTGCTTATGACTCATGCATTCCCTGGACAGCCTGGACATCACCACGTGAATTGCCAGACCACGGAATATTGGGCACATATCATGAATGCGTTTGGATACTCCATCCTTCTCGAAGAGACTAATGCTATCCGCAAAGCGTCAACGATGAGAGAACGCTATATAAGAGAGCAGAGTATCTTTCTTCTGAACAGAAACTTTGTTGATTAATAAACTGTATAAACTGTCATACACTGTATAAGGAAATAAACATATGTCAAATTTTGCATCTCTGAAGAATTCGAGTCAGGATTCTCTCCGTAAGTTAACCGAACAGGTTAGCAAGATGTCCGCTGGTGGCGGCGAAAATTCCGATAAAAACAACGAACAATTCTGGAAGCCAACAGTCGATAAGGCTGGTAATGGTTCGGCGATTATTCGCTTTCTTCCTGCTCCCGAGGGCGAGGATGTTCCGTTTGTTCGTTACTGGGATCATGGTTTCCAAGGTCCAAGTGGAAAGTGGTATATCGAGAAGTCGTTGACCAGCCTCGGCGAAAAGGATCCTGTTGCTGAATATAACAGCAAGCTCTGGAAGGAATCAGATAATGATGACTCTCCTCAGCGCAAGCAGGCTCGTAAGCAGAAGCGTCGCCTTCACTATGCCGCAAATATCTATGTTGTCAAGGATCCTGCTAATCCTGATAACAACGGTAAGGTTTTCCTCTATGACTTCGGCAAGAAGATCTTTGAAAAGCTGAACGAACTTATGCATCCAATGGATGATGGTATTGAAGAAATCAAGCCAGTCAATCCATTCGATATGTGGTCTGGTGCTGACTTCTATCTTCGTATCCGTCAGGTTGATGGCTATCGTAACTACGACAAGTCTTCCTTCGGTGATTCTAAGCCACTTCTTGAGGATGATGATGCGCTCGAAGCAATCTGGCAGAAGGAACATAAGCTACAGCCGTTCCTTGATGCTGCTAACTTCAAGTCGTTTGCCGACCTCGAAAAGCGTCTGAACGAAGTTCTTGATCTGAACACTCACATCAATCGTGACGACAATCGTCATTATGGTCGCGAGGAAGCTCCAGTAGGTAAGACTGCAAAGCCAGCCTTCGAGACTAAGGTCGAGGAAGATGAAGACCTGCCTTGGACTGCTCCAGCTGCCGAAACCTCTACTGATGAGGATGACGATATGGCCTTCTTCAAGCGTTTGGCCGAAGAAGACTAAATATCAGTTCGTTGGGGGTGGAAAGTTTCTTCCTTTCATTCCATCCCCAATGTTACGGAAGCGTGGGCGAGTGGTTGATGCCTGCAGTCTTGAAAACTGCCGTACGTGATGAGCGTACCGTGGGTTCGAATCCCACCGCTTCCTCCAGTTTCAATTTTATTCTAAGGATTAACACATGAATATCAAAACTTTTATCGCCGCTGCTGTTGTTGCTCTTACTTCTGCATGTGCTCAGGAAGCACCAGAAGCTGCTACTGAAGCTGCTACTGAAGCCAATACAGCTGTTACTGAAGCTGCCCCAGCCGATGTAGCTGTTAACCCAGCCGACCGCGATCACAGCGAAGCTCGTGCAGCTCATGCACCTGACAGCAAGTAATTGACTAGCTGCTCCTTCCTCTAAAGGTAAGAGATCGGACTTTGAATCCGTCAATTTAGGTTCGAGTCCTAAAGGAGCATCCAACTTTCAATATGGAGATTTTATAATGAGTGGTAATGTTTCAGCAGACGAACTTCGTTTGCTTATTGAGCGAATTGAACGTCTTGAAGAAGAAGAAAAGAGCATTCGCGATGACAAGAAAGATGTCTACAGCGAAGCCAAATCTCGTGGTTACGATGGCAAAATCATGAGGCAGATTGTTCGTCTGCGCAAGATGGAATCTCATGATCGCGCTGAGATGGAAGCAATCCTTGATACATACAAAGCAGCACTAGGAATCGACTAATATGGCAAGAAATGCATCTTACGAGTTTAACTCGAATTTTATGGCTTGGACTGTGAAACGATTTGAAAATGGACAGAAGGTTCATGAGAGTCGTGTCGAGTCTAAGGAAATTGCCGAAGCTGCGGTTCAGGAATGGACCGAAGGCGGAGGACCTGAGTTGATCGTCGAATAACAAAAAAGGGGAGAGGCCAAAAACCTCTCCCCAAGTTGTATGCGGCTTATGTTTTATTGTTTGCCACATCTTCCAATCGTTTTATTTATTCACTGTCTGTTGGTGACTTTTTCGGAGCGAATTTTTCAGCTCCAGTGATACCAAGACCAGCAATAACAATATACATCATTGACTCGAACATAAATTGCTCTACAGTGTAATCCCAAAACAAATTAGCAACATAGCCCACAGCGACCAAAAGTACAGCAAGAATAGTAACCCAACGTTTTGACGACGGAGAACCTTGGCTATCCTGCATCATACCTTTTAGATAATCGAGAATCTTTTTCATTTATTTTCTCCTTATTGAGCATAATAATTGAGATCCAGAGAATTCCTTGGACCAGCAGTAGGGACTGAACCGCCACCACTGCCACCACTTTGGTTGTTATTGGTAGTACTATTATTTATAATTGTAGGACTTGCTCCAGGAGTTTGTTCCTTCTTCTGCTCGGCCAGTTTTCTCTGTTCTTCTGCTTGTTCAAGAGCATTAGTCTGAGGAGTAATACTATTTTTAGGAACAGGATCAGCTTGCATCTTAACGCCCAGCTTCCCATCTGCACCTTTCTGTAGAGGCATGATAGCTTCTGGTCCAGCTTCTCCCATAATCCCTGTTCCGCCTTCATGCGAGAATGCTGTAGGAGAATCTACAACACCACCATCTGCGAACAATGTAAGTGGCTTCGGATTATTGACGATGCCACCATCAGCATATTCTCTTGGCTCTTTTTCTGCATCCTTAGACTTGTAGATATCTCTTGCGGCCAAGCCAGAATCAATAGCAACACTTGCTGCCGTGCCAACTCCAGGAACTGTCGAAGCCAATCCGCTGCCGACTTCGCCGACTGCACCCAGCAGGTCGCCTTTCATCAAACGACCAGCACCAAACGCCAGACCAGCAAGAAGTCCAACTCCAGGAATTTTCTTTAGAAGACTTCTGCCTGCAGTTTTGGCGATGCCTTTGGCTCCAACTTTTTCTGCAGCCTTGACACCTTCTTTTTCAACTGCTTGTGTTACAAATCTTCCAGTTGCTTTATCTCTGAATCTTTTGGTTCCTGTAGAGGCTATCTCTTCAGCAATCTTAGGTTCTTTGGCAGCTACTTCTGCTACTTCTGCAGCAGCACCAAACCCTAGCTTGCTTTTAATGCCAGAGAATAATCTCTTTCCTCTGCTTCTCAATCCACCTTTGATTTTTTTGGCAGCATATTGCTTTATTTGCTGACCAAACCCTTCATCAGAATCAGGCTCTTCATATGCATCATCTGTCTGCAGAGGTTGCGGTTCCGGAGCCTTAAACATAGTCTCTGGTCTATCGGCGAATCCTCTTTGCTCTAGATTGTCGACAGCCTGTTCTCTTTTGGCAGATTCAGATTGAAGTTCTTGTTTCTGCTCTTCGGTCGTTTCTCTTGTTTGGTCTTGTTTCTGCTCTTTTTTGTTCTCTTTGAACAGACCAAGAATTTCTTTTATAGAATTGTCGATGGATTTGAGAGCATCAATTGCTTCTTTGCTGAATCCACCAATGCCTTTAGCAGCTGGTGTATCGGCTGGTGTTGACTCTTTCTTAGCAACACTCTTAGGGTCTTCCAACCTGTCAGTGAATAGCCTTGCCAGAGGCATGCGCTTCTTTATTCTCTCAGCAAACCTTTCGGTGTATTCATCCTTGAGTCTACCGAATCTTCTCTCGAATGGAGTTTGCTCTCTTGCTGGCTCTGCTTCTGCTTGAGGAGCAGCTTGATCAGTTTGCTCGGCAGTAGGTTTCAGCTGATCAGCTTCAAGAGGTTTTGGTTTGACTTGCTCAGCAGCTCGAGTAGCCTGTGGTGCCTTTTTAGGATCTTCTAGCTTGTCAGTAAACAACCTCAACAGAGACATACGCTTGGCTAGTCGTTCTCTAAGTCTCTCAGTATACTCATCCTTGAGTGTCCCAGCTCTTCTCTCGAGAGGAGTTGGCTCTGGTGCAGCAGGAGTCGGCTCTGGTGTCGGAACTTCTGGCTCAGGCTCAGGCGGCTTCAGCGATGTGGGTTCTAATGGTGGTGGCTTGAGCTGCTCGGCTTCTGCTTCTGCTGGAGGAGGCGAATCCTCCATATCTTCTTGGGCTTCTTGCTTTCTTTCGTGAGCTTCTTCTTTGTCACGTATTGCTTCTGGCGATTCTTCGTCAGGAGTATCTTGTGGGGTGATGTTGGCTGTTCCTACGAACGATTCAACTTCTTCGTCCGAGTCTGGGCTCAGTTGTTCAAGAACCATGTCCAGCATCGCAGCTGTTGCAGGTGTGGCTTCCTTCTTTCCTGACATCCATTTGTTTTTGTCAGGATCATAGGTGTACTTATCACCATGAATGCTTACTGTTCTGCTTGGATCTCTTCTGGCCACCGTTTACCCTTTTTTGTTTTCTGCTATTTCATCCTGTATCATCTTGTATAACAAACCAATATAAATGTCCCGTTCGAAAGGAAACATCGCTTCAATCTCTCCAATTGAATATTTATGGTGCTGAGCCAAATTAAAAATCAAATAGTAATAATTCAGCAGAGTATTATGACTCAGCCCTACGGAAAAAAACTTCTGTACCCTTCGAGGACGATCTCTCTGGGATTCCCTTTATTGTTTGTATACTTCAGCGTATGTGTCATCTTCGGCATGCTCTCAACAAAGGTGACGAGAACATTCTCGAAACTCTTTGTGTTCAATTGGTTGATAAACTCAATCTTTTCCTCTAAGGTAAAGTTATCAGCAATGAACAGCTCATCTCCGTCTAAAATGGTATCAATACAAGAAGCCACCAGTTCGATTGCAGCATCATCTGATTCCGTTTTAATCTTGGATACATCTTCAATCGTAGGATACTTGAACGTAACAGTAATATTGTCAGATAGCTTTATAGTTGTGCTATGATCAGGATCCATGTGCGGTTTGATTGTGTCAAGATCAACCTGAAATTCTCTGACTTCATTATCTTCTTTGTCGCGATAACGCAATGTGGAAATATTGCTCACAGACTTAGAACGAAGCTGAAGGAACAGATATTCAATATCAAACAGAGGCAGCTTGTTGACATCAACCTTTGATATACAACAGTTGTTGATCACTTGTCTAATCGCATTTAGAATGTCTTTATCATCGTTGCTCTCTTCAGCAATCAATAAGATTTTCTCTTCTTTGACTGTGAATGGGCGGAACTTGACAGGCTCCTCGAGAGAAACCAGTTTAATTTCAAAAATAGGCGAATCGATTACTGGTAGTTTCATAGTATCCTCACTTTAATATCAAGTTGGTGTGTTTCCTGTAACAGGAAGTCCATTGTTTTGAGCTGGTTGTAGCGTAGTCGAGCTGTTCTTTGTTGATCTTGGCGGCGTATCATCAATCTTATAATAGGTGTATGCAAAGGTTGCAGGAACAATCACGAGACTGTTCTGAGCAGCCCAGCTGAAATTGACTGGACCAAAGGACTGTAGGAATGATGCATAGAACGTATAGTTCGCGATCGCGTCGCCCTTCGAGTCATATTGAATTAGCCTGATGTCAGTTACGTAGTTCTCTTTATATTGCATCGCATACATGTTGCCGATGTTTAGATCCATATATGAGTCTAACCATTTCTGAAGAGAGCGAATAGTATTAGATTCAACATCGCAATAGAACGCAACATTGAGTGGAGTATATGACAAGCCTGTGGCATATGGAGACAGCAGACCCTGACCACCTCTTCTAATTTGCGTAATATCAGCAGTTCTATTAGGAAGGCTGGCGGATGAGCACATCAATGACAGCTGTCTTGAGTCTCCCTCAACGATTGAAGGAAGATCAATCTCCATTTCGAAATGCGCTTCTCTTGCCAGACCATCAGGCAAAGCGTGGAGAAAATTGTTGATGTTAAAAGCCACTTATCGTTTCCCTCTTCCAGTTTTCCATTTTTGCCAAGGCTGTTCGCCTGATGCTGAGTCTGCCCAAACTTCCTCTGCTGTTGCTCCCTGGAATCTCTGCAGTGGTAGAAACATAGCAATGTCCCATTCTTTCGGTTCAACATAGATGAACCTAGATTTGACTTGCGAATATAAATATTTTTTGAAACATGGAGCGAACAGCTTCATTGAACCAGCGCTCTTCAATGCTTCGTATGAGATCTTGAGTTTTGTTGTGTCGTCGAATCTGTCGTTGTTCGCAATAGTATAAAGCGCATCCATCAACCTTGCTCTCATAAGAGGCGGAAGATAGTGTAGATTCAGACCTGTAAATCCACCAGCAAATGTACTGACTGGAAAGATAACAGGGAAAGCATCCCAGTAGGGTAGCTTGTCTTTAGTCTTGGCATCGTATACGTACATATACATGCGTCCAGGCATGATGCTGCTGGTTACGATTGACTTCTCGAACAGCTTGTCTTGGCTGATTCTATTACCATTATACCTTTGAGCTTTAGAACGAAACCACTCTCTGGCTTCTTTAGTCTTGTTCGGAATGATGCGCTCTTGTGCAGCCCTCTTAAGAAGGCGAGAATAGATGTAATTGTCTGTTGTTACAGCCATTAAATTCCCAAGTCTTTTTCGGTTACAATCTGGAATTTCCAGCCTCGTTCTTCACAGAATCTTTCGGCTGCATTCCACTTAGCACTATTTATAAGGTATGTGCTTACCTCTGTGAGATATCTCTTAGTATTCCTTGGCTTCTTGGCAGGAGCTCTGGTCTGCGCATCTGGCTTTATTTCAATAACATACTTCTGTCCATGGACATTTTCAACATACACATCAGGAAAGTATCTGTGTAACTTGTTGTCAATAGGACTTAGGTAAGGTATAGAGAATTCCTCTGATGCCCATTTGACAACTCCTGGATCTACATCCAGCCGATAGAACATACGCTGTTCCCAATTGCTTCTATAAATAATGTTGTTCGGGTCACCCATGTATTTTTCTGGATTTTTCGGTAGATATTTACCTTTGTACGTCTTAAACATTCTGGGTCCACACTATAAATAGAAGTAACAGAAATATTTAGGTGAATAATGTCAAGACCAACTAACACCAGTAATCCAGGAACAAAGAAAGCTCAGGCGTTGAGGTTATCTGGAACAGGAGGTAGTTTCCCTCCTGACATCGCACAACAGCCAAATTACTTTGCCATCACAATGCGACCATACTCAGTGGGCGCAAACATCAATCCTGGTGGTGGCGGTGGTGTTGCTGGTCCAGGTGGCAAACACTTCTTTCTTCCTATGCCTGTCGCTGGACTAAAGGATAATTTTGACATTCAAATAGAATCTCAAAAAATGGGTGCTGTTGGTGGCGTAGGTTCTTCCGTTGTTGATGCAATCAACAACCCTTCTAGCATCGTAGGAAACGTTCTGTCTGGTCTTGGTGCGTTAGGCAGAACTCTCGGCGAAGAAGCCATGGGCGCTGCTTTGGGTGATGCTGGTGTTAATGCTGTGCAGTTGGCTACAGGTGCAATTAACAACCCTAACCTTGCTGCTTTATTTAAAGGTGTTAATCTAAGGAAGCATACATTCACATGGAGAATGATTGCATATAACCAAAGCGAATCAAACAAACTGGAAAATATGGTGACACAGTTTAAACAAGCTGCTCTACCATCAAGAACCAGCGGTGGCAACTTTGGTCTGAATTATCCTGATATTGCATACCTGCAAGTTGTAGGTCCAAAGGAAAATGGACTGATCACGTTCAGCAACAAAGGTGCATTCATTGAAAGCGTAAGCGTTGACTATATGGGACAAACGCACCCTGCTTTCTTCACAGGAAGCAATAGTCCTGTAGAAGTCACTCTATCTATGTCTTTCCTTGAAAGAAGTATCGTCACATCTGAAGATATCCGAGGCTAACAATGTCAATCCGCTATTTCGAAAACTTCCCAAGAATCAACTACTTCAACGTAGTAGCACCAAACATTACACTCAGAGCAGCTTTCTTAGAAAGATTAAAATTAGAGTCGTTGGTATACTTCCCTTATACTATTGAGGATGGAGAAACAGCCGATGCTATTGCTTCTTGGTATTACGATAAGCCTGAATATGACTGGTTAATCTATCTCGCAAACAACATCATTGATCCACATACACAATGGCCAAAGTCCACCCAACAGTTCGAAGCATATATCGCAAAGAAGTATGGGTCTGTTGTGGCTGCAAGATCGGAGATCCTATTCTACAGAAGAAACCCAGATGTCAGCTATGTTTCTGTTGATGGATCCACCTTCTCGCCAACAGCAAATTCTAATATGAATATCGTATTAAGCAATACCGATCTAAGGATTACTGTTGACAGTTTTGCTGATGTTGAAGATCCTTTGAATTACTCTGCTGTTTATGCATATGATCATGAATTAGAATTGAACGAAGAAAAAAGAAACATCAACCTCATCGACAACAAGCTGAAGGCATTGGTTGCAACTGAATTGGGTAACCTTTTGAATGACTGAGACATATATTCCTGGTGGTTTAAAGAAATTTAAAGTCATCCTCAAGAATGCGGATGGCACCAGAGAGCGTAACATTTCAAATCTAGTGTTAAATATCTCCATCACTGAGGATATATTCAAGAACACACTTTATGGTGCATTACGAATCAAAGACGCTGTAGACCTATTGGGTGGTCTCGCGAATATTTCCAATGCAAAGGACACGAGCTTTCCTATTATCGGCGAAGAGTTTCTTGAGATTGATTATGCTACAGAAACAGCAGATGGTAATCTGGCTGAAGTTAGTCTGCGTTTTGCTGTATATGCTATCGAGAATATCAATTACGCACAGAACAACACACTGAAAGAATACACTCTTAACTTCTGTAGCGAAGAGCATTTAATCGACGCAACAAGTGTTGTTATGAAAAGCTATAACAGAGCACATAGCGATAACATCGATGATCTAACAAAAGATTATCTGTTAATCGACAAAGCAAACAATCCATTCAAGGGCAAAAGAGTTAAAACTCTCAACAAAAAGCAAGAAACCAAAGGTCTACAAAACGTAGTTATTCCTAGACTCACACCCCTTCAAGCGTGTCAGTTTCTTGCCAGAAGATCTATCTCCAGCTCTGATGAGTTTGTGTCAGCAACATATCTGTTCTTCGAGAACTTCAAAGGATTCAATTTCTGCGATGTTGAGTATCTGATCAAGAAGGGAATGGAAAAGATTAAATCAGCAGGAGGTCTTCCTTCTACTGACAACAAGCCACACCCATTCAAATATGTGTTTGAGAATCCTCTTATTGGCACTCAGAAAGAAGCAATTAATCCAAGAGAAACTAACACTATTCTGAAGATGCAACAAAAGAGCTTTTTTGATACTGTTGCGAAACTAAAGCGTGGTATGTTTGAATCTGATGTTATTGTTTACGATTATATCAATCAGAAGGCTATACCATCAAGATTCCGTTTTCTGGATAATGGTGACAAAACAAACAACAAGTCACTGACTCTGGGCAACGAGAAAGAGCAATCTTATCCTGAAAACAGCATCACGTTCATGAACAGTGTTACTTCTAAGGATGATAAAGAAGTCAAATACAGTCGATTCTTCTTCATTCCCAAGGATCTATCATCGACTAACCAAGATTCGTTTATGGATCAAATCTATCCAGCCAGAGCATCATACTTCACTCGATTAGCTCAGAATATGTTTACGCTTGATGTATACGGCAACCCAAAGATTAATGCTGGGGATGTTGTTTTCATTACTATGCCAGCTGGTAATCCACAAGACCCTAGCGCACTGAATCCATATCTTACTGGGTATTATCTGGTTGCCACAATTAACCACATTCTGACACAGACTACATATCAGGCGAAATGGGATGTGTATAAGAATTCGTTTGGCAAGAAGGTTGAGTCTACTCCTGAAGCTGCTTCAACCAAGACCAAGCCGACAGACAATAAGTCTAAGCAAGATAATTATCAAGAAGAAAATGATCCAGGAAGCTTGTTCCCCAATGTCCCTGATAATGGGGTAGTAGGAACTGTTTCAAATGTATTAAGAGGATTGCTATGAACCCGCACGAAAATAACCCAGAGAACCCACACTTTTTTGGATTAGATCGATTCCTTCCTTTCTTCGGGATCGTAGAAGATCGTAGTGATCCATTGTATCTCGGTAGATGTAAAGTCCGTATTTTCGGAGTGCATCCTGATGACAAAGAGCTTGTATCTACAGAACAGCTTCCTTGGGCATTTCCTGTTATGCCTATCCTCGGTAACTCTGCTCTTGGTGGAGCTGGTCACTCTGCAGTTGGACCTGTTGTTGGAACCAATGTCGTAGGTTTCTTTGCTGATGGTTATGATCGTCAGCAGCCGTTCTTCTTTGGTGTTATCGCTGGCGCTGGTGGACATTTCAATTATGGAACTGAGCAAGGCACACCAGCAACAGGAAGCGACGGAAACTCTGCTTATGGACCACAAGGCGATGGTCAGGTTTCTGCTCCTCCTGGTAATCTAGATCCAAAGAAACCTGTATACCAGAAGGGAGCAGACATTGCTTCTCGTATGATGCAGAGGTTCCCAGGAATATCTGCAGCCCAAGCATGCGCAGCTGTTGGTAATTTGATTTATGAGTCTGGCGGTGCGCTCGGCATTGTTCGCGAAGGTGGTAAGAAAACTCCGCCGCCACAGTCTGGTCACGGTGTTGGTAATGGCTGGGGACTTGCTCAATGGACCAACAATCGACCAAACGCAGGACGCTATACTAATTTCTGCAACTGGGCAGCAAAGAATGGCAGACAGATAACTGACTACAATGCTAACGTAGACTTCTTCTTGTATGAGCTACAGACAGACTTCAAAAATATTATAGCCAAATTCAGAAAAGGTGGCGAACACAAAGCACCTTGGCATCCCAAAGGTCCACACAATGTCAACACCATTGAGGGTGCCACAAGATATTTTATTGGCGATTATGAACGACCTGCAGAGAAGTATGCGTATAGTTCTGCGGATACTCGTATCAAGCATGCGAAAACCACACTTGCTGCTCTGAATAAAGCAGGTGCACCTGTCAGGTCTACGGGCAAACCAACAGCCAATACGCCAAGCAAATAAGGATATAATATGGCAACGTTAATAACACTTAATGTGAAGACTACTTTCGGTCAATTCGAGATTGGCGAGACAGTAACATCAGGAATTGTTTCTTCTACAGTAAAAGCTGTTAACCCTACTGATAATACAATTTCTGTTGATCCTCCACTCATCGGCGAGTTTAAGGTCAACACACTAATTATAGGATCCAACTCTCTTGCTGTTGGAACAATCATCAATGCGTCAGAATCAAGTGCATTAGATTTGGTCACTCTGTTTGGTAATCTATTGCCTGACGATTTCTCCTTTACTGATTATATTCTAAACATTGACACGCCTGATATCGAAACTCTTTTAATATCAACTGCAGAGGCTATTGGCACAACGGGAGACTCAAAATCAGCTACGGTCGATGAAGCTACTGATGTCATATTGGCAAATCCTTCAGTTGCAGTTGATCCTTCTCTGACAGAAACAAGACAGAATCCTCTAGATCCTACGGCAAATCCTGGAAGCGCAAGACCTAACGACAGACAGGTGACACCCGTTGCCAATGAGCCTGTTGATGAGTTTAAGGGTGAATATCCTTACAACAAAGTTTACGTATCTGAAGGTGGACACCTTATAGAGATCGACGACACGCCTGATCATCAGAGATTGTTAGAGCAGCACGTTAGCGGCACATATAGAGAAATGAAACCTAACGGGAATTATGTCCATAAGGTTGTTAACGACAATTATACCATCGTTTGTGGTGATGATTTTATCAGTGTCGAGGGCGCTGCTCAGATCGTAGTAAAGGGCAACTGCCAGCTAAGAGTTGGTGGATATCTGACAGTGTCAGCTGATCAGGGTGTGAATGTGTCAACCAAGGGCGATTTCCGTGTCAAAGCAAGATCCATCAACATGGAATCAACTAGCGGAAATATTACCACCAAGTCGGCCAAGGATACTATTATCACATCAGCAGAAAAACTCGACATCAAGTCTAAAGCTAATCATATTGATAGCACTCAGATGACCTCGATGACTGTTGGCGAACAGTTTATTGTTGATGCCAAAAAGATATCACAGCACGCCACTACTGATATTTCTCTTGCCTCTGATGCAAAAACATCTATCCAATCTACTGCAGAAACAAATATCAAATCAGGCGCTGCTGTTAATGTCGAAGGTGCGGGCAATATCAACCTCAAGGCACCTCTTGTTGCATCTTCGCCAATTGATACGGCAACATTAGATGTAACAACTGCAAACATCACCACACTGAATGCAGGGACAACGAACCTCAAGGGAACTCATAATTCACCCGACGATACAACTAACATCAAGGGTTCTACTACTGCTTCCGTCACTGCACCCATCGCAGCTGAAGCTGCTGTTCTTGATGCTCCTGTTGCTGCTGAGGAGTCAAAAGGTTCGGGGATTAGCTTTATTACTAATGTCGAAGACTTCGGTATGGCAACAGACGATGATCCTGATGCTGCAGCTGCAGCGATTAAACACGCTATAGATACAGGAATTGTCACAAGAGAAGAAATGGATGCTCCACCCGAAGGTGGTGGCGAGTCAGATAACACACCTCCAACTGATGGTAGCGGAGAGACTTATGATGAGCCAAACAGTGGAAGCACTGGTGGAGCTGCTAAAGGAGCAAGAGCTATCGTAATGAGCAAGCCAACAATTAGAAATGTTGGAACTCGACCACCAGATAACATTAGACTTTCTACTCGCATTCAGCTGTCATTTGTTTCTACGCACGCTGCAGCAACACCCTGTGCTGTCAGCGGTCCAAACTCTGAGAGAATTGTTCAGAATCTACAGCTGCTGGCTCAGAACTGCCTTGAAAAAATCAAGGTCAAATTCCCTGATATGAAAGTTACATCGGGCTATAGAAACTTTGTTCCTAAAGGCGGCGCAACAAAGTCACAGCATTTACAGGGGCAGGCAGCAGATATGCAGTTTAACTGTTCGCGCAGACAATATTATGAAATTGCCAAATGGATCAAAAACAATGTTCCGTATGATCAATTGCTCTTAGAATATAAGAGCACAGGAAGCAAAAATCCTTGGATTCATATTTCATTCAAGGCTTCAGGGAACAGAAACCAAGTCATGACGTTCTTCAACCACAAAAAGAATTGTGATGGATTGAAAAACTTAAATCCGAATGGATAAAAAAAGAGGGGACATTCCTGCCCCCTCTTTCTCCACTTACGGAAGTAGTGCTTATTAGAAGCGTAGACCGATGCCTACTAGACCACCATGCTGGCCAACGTTGCCGTTGAAGTCAGTGTAGCGATATTCAACCTTACCATAGACAGGTCCCAAGAGCTTTGCTTCAAGACCACCGCCGAGACGGAGACCTTCGAGCTCTGCAGTTGTAGTCTGCTTCCAGTTAGAGTAACCGACTTTACCGTAAACGAGAACGGTATCAGCGACTGCATAACCAAGGCGAGCAGAAGCACCAACGTTACGGCGATCTAGAACATTGTCGACGTTGGCTTCAACACCAACAACAATATTCTTGTAAAGCTCAGCGTCGAATCCTGCGCCAACGCCGTATGCTACATCGGTAGTATCGATACCACCAGTAACATTATCAGCACCTGCAGTCACTTCAGCACGAACGCCTGTGAATGGATTAGCCATCGCAGGAGTAGAAACAACAGCAACAGTGGCTGCGGCAAGAGCAAAAATAGTCTTCTTCATATATTATTACTTTCTTTAATTAAGTTTCTTTTTGAGTTCGGAAACAACACCATACCAGTATTCTTTCGCCCATTCAGATTGAGAATTATTCAATGCACGATATGCGTTGCCAATTCTCTTTAGAGTCAGCATTTCACTTTGCATCTTTAATCCTCTTACGCAACTCACTAGTACTTAGACTGTGCTTGCGTCTATTATAGTAAACAGGGATAGGAAGTTCTTTTCCTGTAAAATCCTTGTCTACATAATCTTCCCCGATGATCCTAATGTCAATCTTATGTGTGCTGAGCAATGTCAGCAGATCTTCTTCGGTGTCATAGGGGATGATCTCGTCGACAACACTCAGTGCCTTTAGCTGAACGTAGCGTTCAAAGACACTTTGTATTGGCTTATTCTTTGCATCTGGTCGATCAATGGTCGGGTCTGTATGCAGCCCAACAATCAGATAATCACACGCATCGGCAGCTTCTTGTAGCATCAACACATGACCAGCATGTAGAAGATCGAAAGCACCAGCAGTAAAACCAATTTCCATTATAATATCACTCCCATAATAGTTGCAACTGCAATTAATACTAAAATCATAAGACAGCCAGATCTATCTAGACCCTCCCACATTTCACGTTGTCGAGGATGTTTCATAGTTTACTTATCAGCCTGTCTTGTCAGATACATTTGACGAATAGTTTTTGGGTTGAAAAACTTGATCACATTGGCAAGAGCATCTTCAACTTCGAATGGCTTGCAACTGAAGATGTCGATATAACCTTCTTGAGTGTGATCATTAAAATGGGCAACGATGTTTGAAGTCTCAATAAACTGTAGAACAGTCCATCCTTCGAGGTGCTCAACACCGTGACCAAAGTGAATAATTTGGGGTTCGCCATAAGGCACCATGTCTATATCGACAACCAGTTCCTTTACCCACTGTTCTAGGGTCTCAGGGCTGGTAATTGCTTCTTTATCACATTGAGCGCAATCGAGAAGCAAGTGATAGCCCCAATAGCCGCTAGTAGTCCTGATCATCGTCGTATAGTTCCTCTATGTTCTTTTTACGTAGAGCATTATTTATCTTCTTCTCATAGCGGTGACTATACTTTTCTTTGATCGCTTTAAACTGCCCATTGGCTTCATCGTCATACTTCATAGAATTATTTCGACGATAATCGTTACGACTGTTTGCCATAATTAGTCTTCAGAGTCCTCGTCATCGGATGAGCCATGCACTCTCTTGATGTGCTGGGCTAGAGGTCCTGGTAAAAACAGCTTGTCCTCGTTTGAAGATTCGCAACCAAAAGGGCACGGGATTGCTCGGTCGCGACCTGACCGACCGTCCTTTTTTGGCTCTCCATCCTCCGTAACAACGACCTGACCATTTTCGGGCAGAAGTCCAGGGAAGGTGCTGGCAACAAGATCATAGGTGATACCCTTGTATGGCATCTTCTTGTCTTTTACTGCAAGCAGAAGATCAGCATCATCTGGGTCTAGAGCTTCGAGTAGCTGAACGAATAGAGTTTCGCGGCGAAGCTGATGCATTTCAGGAGCAAGTCCGTCAATGAACAGATATAGCTTCTTTGCTTCGCGATACAAAGTTCCCTGAGCGTCAACAGCTTTATCGAGCTTGGTGTAATTAGGTGCGCCATCAGGGAGAACAAACTTAACTTCGGGGTGGAAGCAAGCGTGTAGAATTTGGATCAATGCTTTGTTATTTGCACATGTGGCTAAAGCATTCTGCCTTTCCGCCACATTCTTGATCTTTGAGATCTGAGAAAGAATCTCAGAAATACCCAGAGTATTATTTGCCATTATTATTTGCCTTTAGAAATTGTTTCAATTCGCTGACAACACCAACAAATCTCTGAAGAGTATCTGCAGGTTTGCTGTAAATGTTGTCACCTCTATATAGCAAGGCATATAACTTGGCTGCTTCAGCCTGTTCTTGACGAGTCGCCATTAAAAATCTCCAATAGAATCGTGAAGGTTCTTCAACTTGTATTCAATAAAGTAGGTGAATAGATTGCGCTTGTCACCATATTCCTGACTGTCGAACTGCTCGAGCACCTGAGCCTCGATGTGTTCAGGGATGCAGTCAAAGTCAATCAACTGCTTATTGCGATAGAAGTTGCGCTTGGTGTTTTCGTCAATCTCGTTCGGATCGTATGAGATCTGTTCGATACGCTTGGCCGTAACAGGCTTCTGGCGTAGACCCATGACGAAGGTATTATCAGGGGAAAGGCAGTTGGGGATACCGTCGCCAGCGTCACCCTTGATAATATGCTCCATCAGATATCGCTCGGGATAAGAGCAATGTATTTCCTTCTTGGTCAGAGGGCTATACTGTGTGACGCGAGGATACTTCTGAAGCTGTTGATAATCCTTATCGCTCGATGCGATCATGATACCTTCAGCATGGTGGTGCTTAGTAAGAACTGCGACGATGTCATCAGCCTCAGCATGCGGCACCTGAATAACCTTATACGGGAAGTTCTCGCGCAACTCAACCTTAAACTTGTCGAGAGCCTTGAAGATTGCATTCCAGTCAATGTCAGACTCTTCCCGAGCCTTCTTGCGATGAGCCTTGTAGTAAGGGAAGATATCTTTACGCCAGTAGTTCTTGTCGTCACAAGCAATGACCACGTTACCGTGACCCTTGTACTTTACAAGAATGGTGCGAATGCTGTTTAAAAGGATATGACGAAGAAGATCCTCGTCAATATCAATTTTCTTCTGACTACCAACCTGTGCGAACACAGATGAGATCAGGAATTGGGACAGGTCAATAATTATCATATTACCACTCTACTTCGTTTTGTAAAAAAAGTCAAGCACTTTATTCATCGTTGGCTGGTTCTGGTTCTTCGTCGGGCAGCAACACAAAACGGTAGCCACCTTCATATTCCTCAATGACAATGCCTTGGTCTTCCATAAACTGCGCAGCCATGTCTTGAAACGGATGCCATTGGTCAACACACTTCATGACCAACCCCTTGTATGCCTCAAAGAAAAATATCATCTCAGGGCTGTACTCGACAGTGCTGATGTTAATGTCATAATCATTATATAGATTATTGATCAACTCGTTTGCAGTGTTGGTGCATATTTCATGAAGATCGTCATAATCTTCTATGTCTGGAAGATTATGTTGTACTTCCTTCTGCTTACGACGAGCAATCATATCAATCACTTCACCTGTCACTGCAGGGTGATCTTATCTTCTGCTGCACCAAGAGCAGCCATGAGCTCATCAGCTTCGTCTTCGTCGAGATCTTCAATGCTAATGGGTTCTGCGTCTGTAAACAAAGAACCATCCTTGAGTTTCTCTACGAATACAGCAAGCAGTTCTTCCATTTGTTCAGGAGGTCCATCGAATCCGTCGAAGAAGTCATCGGCAAACTTAACAGTGATCTCTTCGCCAGAGTCAGTCTTAATCTTCATTATACCACCTTCAATAAAATTGTATCACCATTGATACGCCCATTCAATTTAGTGTCTGCAGTTTTAATAGCTGGTAGGAATCCACGAAGAGCAACCTTACCTTGCTGGAAGAAACTCTGAAGCTGTTCCTCTGGCTTGCGTAGCTTCTTGCTCACAGACAGGTCAGGGTCAAATCCAGTCAGAGTAGTTCCCTTGAACGAGAATCCCTTTGGTGCGTTTGAGTTGTAGACACCCAGAGTTCGGTACTTGGTGTTATACACCCACAGCTGTGTGGCACCGACAACCTTCTGAGGATCAACCGAAGCCAGCTTCAGCGCAGCGTCGCCGACCTGATACTTGACGTTCTTGACCACATCGGCTGAGGTCTTCAGCTTGATGGCTCGAGGCTTGCGAACCTTGACAGCTTTCTTGTTGTTTAGGTAACGGTCGCAGTCAGAGATAATTCCAGAGAACACCTTCTGCCAGAACTTCAGCTTCTTGCCGTAGCTTTCCTTGACCTGCTCATCATCGAGGAGCGTTTCCTCCATCATCGGCAGATAGAAGGCTCGAACAGCAGCTGCACCCTGAGCAGTGGCCAGCTTCTTGGTAAGAAAATCATACATACCAAACTCAGGATTCAGGTCAAGCTGTTCTTCAGCGTCTGAGATGAGGTTGTTGATTACTCGCTTGGTGCGATCCTGAATGCTGACAACATTGCTGTTGGTCTTTGGAGCTTCATGCTTGATACCATACAGAGCATTTTCTGTCAGCCGTTCATTGAAGCGCTCCATCATGGTGTCGGGAATGGTTGTGCCATTCAACATCATGCGAGCAATCCAGCACTGGGTGCCGCTAGTCCGCCAATCAGGTGCGTTGCGAATCTCGCGAATCATCTGGGGCGAACGACCGTCTTTCTTGAGATACTCTAGCAACCACTGCTTGCCTTTGCTGACATCATACATGTAGTTATACCAGTTGAATGCATCAGCAAACTGAGAATTGGTCGGCGTCCCCTTGTAAATAGGTTCGTCGCCATAATGCTTCTGATCAAAACTCTTCGCTTGCGAGCGAGTCTTGGTTTTCATTTTCTTAGCAATTGCCATCATAATCTCCAAAAAATAAAAGGAAGAGAAGTCAGTCCACTTAGGGAATTTACAGAGCGAGGCTCAACCCAATATACGAAAGACCATTCGGGACTTCTCTTCAAGTTATAATTCACCATAGCCTATATTTTAAAAAATAGCAAGCACTATTTTAGGCTATGAAATATTAATTTGGACCACTTCCGTTACCCCAAGCCTTCACAGGTCCTGTGTATTCTGCATTCTCCCAACGTTGTTGGATTCTTTTTTCAACCTCGTCAAAGTGAATAGGCGTGTAATCAGTTTGCTCGACACATACACAAAGGTAGCGAGGATCTGGTTCAGGAGAATAATCTGCCCGAAATACATCTGTCTCATATTCAATAGTGCCAAGTGTCTTAGTCTGTTTTTCGATCCACTGCTTCATACCTGGACGCATAACCTGATTTGCATGCAGATGGCCATGCACGTTCACACGGAAACGTTCTGTCACACAGTCAGGATGCAGAGGGATATGGCTCAGGATAAACTTATCCACGAACACACGAACACCATGAATTTGCTCGAAACCAACGCTGTAGTAATCATCGTCTCCGAAGATGTCATGGTTGCCACGAACAAGGATCTTACGACCGTTCATACGCTTCACTAGCTCGAGATACCTCTTGTTAATGACAACATCACCAAGGAAGTAGACAGTGTCCTGCTCCTTGACCTTAGCGTTGTGGCGCTCGATCATAGTCTCGTTCATTTCCTCGGTAGAGGTGAACGGTCGCAGCGGACTGCCATCAGCCAGCTTGAATTTTTCCCACGAGTTCGTATGACCAAGGTGATGGTCAGAGATAACGAACCTGTTTACGAATCTAGTCATTACTTTGAAACCTTAACTACAACATTTGCTTTACTCAGAGCTTTTATATAGCGAGCATTGCAGCCATTGTTACGAATAACTGCCACCGCATCTTCACCCGTGGTCGCATCAACAAGCACATATTTGTTATCCGTTTGACTCCACTCGATATACACAATCCAGTATTCAGTCATCTTCTTCACGAGTCCCATCAGCAAATTCAAATAGAGCATGAGCTAGCTCGATAGCCTGTTCTTTAGTCAGAGACAGATAAGGAGTGCGAGTCCCACCAGGAGGAGTTACCTGCAGACATGCACCATGTGCATCGCCGCCATAGTAGCGAGTCAGCATGACTTCGCCATTAATAGAGTCTGTACCCATTAGTTGGGTGCTCATACTGTTTCTCCAAACGACAATGCACGATCCTCAACAGAGGTCTCGCCATCGTAGGACTTCATCCACATCGCAACGAGCGAGCGAGCAGTTGCCTTGTCGTGACCAAGATCTTGGGCGACATAGCTTGAAGCGCCAAACATATTGACCAGACCAGTCTCACGAAGACGATCAAGGTATGTAAAAGTTTCTACGAGTTGTTCAAAATCATAATCCATAATCAATTCCTTTATCCTATTATTCACTCTAACTTATTTTCTAAAATAAGTCAAGCAGTTTTATATGCGCACCACTTGTGGAACAGACCGACTTCGCGACCGTATGCCTCGATCTCCCAAGGAGCATCAAAGTAGTGGTCTTCTTTGCCTTTTGGCTTCCAGATTTTGCCCATCCACTTGCTGTAGATTTTGAGGCCACCACGAGCAGCGACCGCATGACCAGTCTGAAGTTCGTTCTTGGCATGCTGCTTGACGTGGACCATCTCGTGACCAAGAACCTTGATCATCTCATTGAGATCTTGCTTTTTGAGACCGATGGTGAACCAGCGAGGATTCTTAAAACCATCTTCATCGACGCACTCGCCCTCGATATCCAGATTTGCCCAGATTTCTAGGTCAAGGGTCAGATTGCGAACCATCCGAGGATCCATCAGCTGGGCAGCGAAAAACTCGGCTGCTTCTGAAAGCTGAGCTTTCATCTTTTTGTTGGTGGTTCCTGTGATATTTATCTGCATGGTTATATCTCCTTATTATTCACTCTAACCTATTTTCTAAAATAAAGCAAGCGTTTTGTTTTTGTTTAAAATCAGTGGGTTAGCAGTTTGGCAGATTTATATAAATAGAATAAACTCTGGAGGATACATGGCGCAACCATCACCGAAGCAGAAAGAGATCTTTTTTTCAGATTTTCTGTTCGATTTTAAGAAAAATCCGCACACTCATGACCTTGTTCGTGTCACGAATGAGCAGTCTGTTATCAACTCGCTGAAGAAGATTATCAAGACCAATCACTATGAAGTGCCATATGCTCCATTCTTTGGTGCCAACCTCAGTCGTTATCTGTTTGAGCCATTTATGTCTACAACAGAATATGAAATGAAAACAGATATTAAGTTCGCCATTGAGCAATACGAGCCAAGAGTTGAAATTATTGATTTAGTCGTAAACGGAAGACCTGATGATAATGCTATTGACATCACCCTTACTTTTTCTATTATAAATAATCCAGCGCCAATAACAATAACAACAACACTCATCAGGATTCGATAATGGCAAACAATACACTTGCTGTAACCAATTTGGATTATACTGGGCTCAAGCAAAGTCTAGTCGCGTTCATGCGCAACTATCCGCAGTTTAAGGACTATGACTTTGAGGGATCGAATCTTAGCACTCTGATTGATCTGCTGTCTTATAACTCATATATCAATACATTCTACACTAATATGGCTATCAACGAAATGTTTCTTGATACAGCTGTGTTGAGAGATTCTGTTGTCAGTCATGCCAAAGATCTAAATTATCTGCCTCGCTCGGCACGTTCTTCGGTCGGCTATATTGATATTCAAATGGCACCTAATGACAATCCACCATATATCGATATTCCATCAGGAACAAAGTTCCAAGGCACAGATGGCACTGGTGTTTACACGTTTACAACAGTTTCTAATACCATTATCACTCCAGTCAGTAACACTTATATCTCTACGAATGTTGCTATTCAAGAAGGTGTTTCTCTCTCAGAAACATTCATTGTTAATACCGCAATTCAAGACCAGCGATTTATAATCTCAAATCCTAATGTAGATACAACTACGCTCGCAGTGACTGTAACGAACGATCTTGGTAACCCAGAGACATGGGACTTCTATCCTACTCTGTTTGATGTAAAGACAACTACCAAGGCATATTTCCTACAGGCTACATCTGACAAATATGAAATCGTATTCGGCAATGGCATAACAGGTGCTTCACCGATTAATGGCGCCAGAGTCGTGGCCAGATATGTTGCTGGCAATCTCGACAAGCCAAATGGAATCACCTCATACAAGCCAGCAGGAACACTTGCTGGCTACACAAATGCTACTATCACCCCAACATATTACGCCAATGGTTCGCCAAAGGCAGCTGCTGGTGGGTTGGCTCCAGAAACAACGAAGTCTATTCGCTTCAATGCACCAAGAGCATATCAGACTCTAGAGCGTGCTGTAACTGCTGAAGATTACCGTAACATTCTGTTTGGCCAGTTTACTGAGATCCGCGATATCTTTGTTTATGGTGGTGACCAAATCGATCCGCCACAATATGGTCGTGTTTATATCGCTGTTGACTTGACAGATGCCGTTGGTCTTTCTGATCTAGAAAAGAATAAGATTCAGTCATTCATCTCAACAAGAGCACCAATGACAATCACACCAGTTGTGATCGAGGCAGATTATACTCTTATCAGCATCAATACAGCAGTGAAGTATGACCTCAACCGTTCGAGTCTTGCTGCGAGCGATGTGCAGTCTATGATTATAGCAGCCATGAACACATATAACACCGATAGCCTGCATAAATTCAACGCAAGATTCCGCTACAGTCAGCTGCTTGCTGCCATTGATGGCGCAGACTCTTCAATCGTTGATAACCAAACTGAGACAACGCTGATCAAGCGTTTGATTCCTTCTATCAACGAAAACTACTCGTTGGCTCTGAGGTTCCAGAATCAGCTCAATCCAGGAAGCATCTCATCAACTGCCTTCACATATGGCAATCTGCAGTGTTCTATTATCGACGACAGCAACGGTAACCTAAAGATTATCTCTACTGTTGATGGCATTCAAACACCTCTGATTATTATCGGTACAGTCAATTACGCCACAGGTATCGTCAATGTGATCAACCTAAATGTATCTGAGTATGTTGGTAATTATATCTCTATATTCGCAGCGCCAACTAATTATGACGTTAACTCTTCTCAAAATGTTATCATGGAAATTGACTTTGATAACGTAGCAGTTAGCGTCGAAGGAATCAGAATCTAATGGAAATCGACAAGTATATCTCTAATCTTGTTGCTCAACAGTTCCCCTCTTTCTATCAGTCAGAGGGGGATAACTTCATTGCATTCGTTAAAGCATATTACGAGTGGATGGAACAAGAGGGATATACACTAAACGCAAGCAAAAGCTTGATGAATTATAAAGATATCGATAACACAATCGACGATTTTCTTGATAACTTCAAATTCGAATTCCTAAACAACTTCCCGTCTATTACTGCTGCAAACAAGCGGTTCATGATCAAGCACATCAAGGATTTCTACCAGTCAAAGGGTAGTGATCGCGGTATGAAACTGCTGTTTCGTCTGCTCTTTGATGATGACATTGAAATCTATGATCCAGGAACAGATATTATTCGCGCATCCGATGGCGTATGGAGAGTTCCTCGCTATATCGAAGTTGAGCACAATGCAAGATCTAGAACATATATCAACCAACAGGTAACAGGCTCTAGGTCTGGCGCTACTGCATTCGTTGAGTCTGTTCACACCAAGGTAATCAATCAGAGAATGATTGATGTTATGACCATCAGTAGTCTCCAAGGTAACTTTCTTTATAACGAATTAATTACCAACGATGGTAATCTATTCAATGCGCCCAAGGTTATTGGTTCGCTTACCACAATCAACATCACAGATGGTGGCGCAAACAATAGAATTGGTGATTTATTCGAAGTATTTGCATCGACCAATGGTAAAAGCGGTAAGGCACGTGTTGTTGCTGTTGAAGATGGTACAGGAAGAGTCAATTTCAATCTGGTGGATGGTGGCTCTGGTTACACATCTGCATCTGGTCAGGTTAATGTTTCAAACACCATTCTCTTTACATCGAATCGAACAAATTCATCAGGAACACCTGATTATACTATATACGAGACGATAAGTCAACCCCTAAATTCAATTTATTTTAGTGTATCTACTCCTACAGTAACAAATACTGCAACTCTGTATCATTCTCAGGTTGTTGGTTGGGCAAGTGGTAGTGTTGTGGCCAATGGTTTCATTGTTGCTACTCCTTCCACAGCCAATACAGTAATCATCAACGTCACAAATGGTGATTTTGCTACTGCTACAACTATCGGCACTCCTGCTAATGCTGTGCTGTTTACTGGATACACCTCGACCAACGTAACTGCCTATGGTACAGTAACAGGTTCGAACTCTACAGCTGTTGGTCTGCATGACATCAACAATACATTCTATTCAAATGGTGCTATGTTCTTCAGTAGCGCCAATGTGTATGCGAATGCGACTAGTATCTCTACAGGTGTGGGTGCTAATTTTGACATTGGTTCTATTACAGACACCGAAGTCGTATATCTATTTACTGACTTCATTGGTGGTAACAATGTCAATGACGTTCCATATCTGAATATGATTGTTTCTGGGGGCAATTCTAATACTGGATTGCTTTTGGGAACTCAGAGCATCACATGCAACAGCGCGACCAATCTTGTTACTGGTATTGGCGGAACACAGTTTACTACAGAAATTGTTCCTGGATCTGGACTATACAAATTTCCTGGAAACACATATATCGGCACAGTTAACAACGTGATCAGCGCCACAAGCCTTAGACTCGCGAACGTTGCCAAAGCAAACTGCGTTACATCTACATTCTATTATAACATCAATCAATATGGGTTCCCGAAGAACTCTGCGGCTGGATATAACAGCATTATCCTTGATGCGCTGACATCTGCTCCATTTACAATCGGCACAATCGCTTCTCTCGCTGCAGTTAACCCAGGATCTGGCTATAATGCTAATCCGTTTGTTCTCGTCAGAAATGATTATATTGCTGGATTTGGCAGAAGAAATGTCATTCTTGAGGTTCAGGATATGGCAGGTGTGTTCAACGTCGGGGATACGCTGTCCCAGACAGTTCCGATAACACAGACTCTCGTCACGTTTAATGCTAACACTGGTGCATTCTCTAATGGCGAAGGTGTCACACAGATTCGCAGCGGAACGAATGCTTACGCTACTATTCTTACTGCCAATGCCACCGCACTTCTATTGACTTCAGACCGAGGAACATTCTACGGTAATACAGCTGGTGGCGGTGCTCTGGTTGGATTGACTTCAGGTGCAACTGCAAACGCTACAGGTGTCAGCACTGCAACGTCAACAATACTATCAAAGGGAACTATCCTTAATGTTCCTAACACAAGCATCATCGAGGTCAAGAGAACTTCGTTTAACACTGCATATCAAACAGGAAGCGTTGTTACAGCAACAAGTGGTGGTACTGCTACAGTTCTGAATACATATCAAAACACTGCATCTCAGGCAATGGGTAATAACGCTATTGTTACTGATGTTGTTACAACTGCTAGAGGTATTGCCACAGAGCTAGAGATTATCAGTTCTGGTTACGGTCACCAACCAAATGATGTTATTGAGTTGATCAGTAACAATAATATCTTTGCCATTAGTGGTACTGCGAATGTAACAAACCAAGGTATTGGCGAAGGTTATTGGGAAAATACTCGTGGTATGCTTAACTCAAACAAGTATATCGCGGACGGAGATTATTATCAGTCGTTCTCATACGAAATCCAGTCACGACTGTCGATGGATAAATATGCTGATATATTAAAACAATTGGCGCATGTTGTCGGTACAAAAATGTATGGTAAAGTGTTCATTGGATCAGCAAAGGTAAAACCAATTACAGTGCATACCACTTCAATTGAAGTTGTTACCAATCCAATATATGCTAGAGATAATACACTACTTGTTGATCGACTTGGCGGTGCGCTACTAGAAAGAGGAACGATTTAATGGCTAATACTTTCATTTACCAGATGACAGACACTTGGGCTAATGCTACCCAAACTTTCGTCGCCATCAACATGAATGTTACTGATACTGCATCCACCGCAAACTCTGCTCTGCTTAATCTTGCTGTTGGTGGTGCCAATCAGTTTACAGTATTGAAGTCAGGCGATCTTTTCGCTGCTGGTGGTATTGGCGCAAATACAACACATACAAATCTGCTTGGCGATGGTATCGTATTCGACTACAACCCAGCAGCATTTATGGGTCGTATTATGGTTGGCGCTGGGGATGGATTTACTTTCTATTCGGGCAATTCTACTGCTGTTGGCGCCAATAGTGTGATGCTGACAATCAGCAACACTGGTGTAACCTCAATGGGCAACACAACTGCGAACGTGCAGCTCGGTGGTATTACTACTCTCGGAACTCCAGCTGTTGTTACTGGTGCAGGTAACTCGAACTCGTCTATCTCAATTATCGTTTCAAATGCTAACACAGGCGGTAATACTTCAGCCGACTTTGCTGCGTATGATGGTAGTGGTCTAACAGGCGTAAACTTCATTGATATGGGTATTACCAGCAACACATGGTCAAATACAGCATGGACTATTGGTGGTGCATCTGACGGATATCTCTACACAGGTAATACTAACCTTTCTATTGGTACTGCTGGCGGAGCAGGGTCGAATGGCTTTATCAACTTCTTCACCAGAGGTACATTAATTGCAAATGAAAGAATGCGTATCGCTCCAGGTGGTAACGTTGGTATCGCAAACACTGCACCTGATGCGACGCTCGCAGTAACAGGAACAGCCAACGTCTCTGGCGCTGTTCGACTAGGCAGCACTCTTACTGTTGCCAGCAACACCCTGACACTAGGCACTTCTACAGCCACAGCTGCCAATGGATATTCATTCCTGCCTAATGGTCTAAAGGTTAACTGGGGCTGGGTTGCTGCTAATAACACAGGCGGCAACGTTACGTTTACCAGTGCGTTTGGCACAGCATGTCTTTCAGTTATGTTGACTTCTGCTAATGCTACTGCCAATGGTCCATATCTGATACAACCAGCCAATACAACAGTGGCTCCGATTAGAACCGCATCTGCTACGGCAGGTAACGTAGCTTACTTCGCAATAGGATATTAATAAATGAGTCTGTCAAGCAACGCCAATTTTACTTTGCGCAGAAATCTGTGGATTATGCAAGACCAGAATGCGAATTCGTATTATACGTTCGCAGCTAAAGCCACACCTTGGCCAAATGACATCAATCCACCTGACATCGACAACTCAGTTGCGACTCTAGAATCTACTATTCCTAACGAAATCCTTTTCGGTAAACTTGTTCCTGAAGGATTTTCCAGCCCGATGACGGATCGTTATAACTGGGAATCAGGAACAGTGTATGATTCATATGACGACCAAGACCCATATCTCTATTCAAAACAATTCTTTGTTCTTACTCAAGAAGCTGGTGCATACCATGTGTTTAAGTGTCTGAACAATAACAACAACGCCGATTCAACACAGCAACCACTGTTGTCAGAAACAGCAGCCGATGACGTTTACTATTCTACATCCGATGGCTATCAGTGGAAATACATGTATAGCTTTGATACAGTCTCGTTCTCAAGATTTACTACTGATGATTATATTCCAGTAGTAGCAAATAGTGCTGTTGTTGGTAATGCCGTGTCTGGTGCTATTGAGACGTATAAGATTGCATCTCCTGGCGGCAACTATAACTCATACACAAATGGTTACTTCACTGAGATCGCTGTTGGAGGTAACACTCAATACTTCGGTATCCAAGGCACAGATACAACTGTTTTGACGATTAGCTCGAACACCTTTAGTCTGGGCGAAACAGTCACTCAGGTTTACGGTGGTGTTACTGCTAATGGTGTGGTTGTGAGCGAATCGACCGCAAATGGTTCTGCAAGTGTTCTTACTCTGAGAAACACAAACAATATCTTTGCTCCTAGTCTCAATACAATTACAGGTTCGCTCAGCGGAAAGGTCGCTACAGTAATTGATGTTACTTCACCTGATGTGTCATCAAACAATAACTTCTACAATGGCTGCTCTCTGTATATTGCATCAGGAACAGGCGCTGGGCAGGTTGAGACCATCGAACAATATCTAGTTATCGGTAATGCTCGTAGAGTTCTTCTGGCTAATTCGTTTGCATCACTACCCGATCTAACATCGAAATATGTGATTGCTCCAAGAGTTTCTATTACTGGAGACGGCACAGGCGCATCTGCTCTTTCGGTAATTGATCCTAATACAAAACAACTTGTTGATGTTCGAGTGATCAGTCGTGGCACAGGTTACACTTATGCTAACGTAGCTGTTTTTGGTAATACAGGATCCACTGCTATTGCTTCAAATAATGCTGTTGTTCGTGCCATTATGTCTCCACGTGGCGGTCATGGCTACGATGTTGCTTCTGAGCTAAACTCAACATATCTCTGCTACAGTGCGACCTTTGCCAATAATGAAGGCGGTAATATCCCAGGAACAGGCTCGACATATCGTCGTGTTGGGTTGCTTGTCAATCCACAGTATGCCAATGTTCTTGTTTCTTATACCTATACCAGCCTTCCTTCGTTCAGCGTTGGAACTATTGTTACTGGTTCTGTTTCAGGAGCACAAGGCAAGATCTCTGTAAATTACACAGCAAATACAACTCTAAAGCTGGCTAATACTACAGGTATCTTCGAGTCAGGCGACCTGCTTACGACCTCAACTGTTACTGCATCAAGCAATGTTCTAGCAACAACAGTTACAGGTGCATCTCCTGTGTTTGACGCCAGAACAATGTTGGTTTGCCCAAATTCTACTTTAAGTGGAGGAACTTTTTCTGTTGGACAGAAGATTGTTCAAATTGATGGTGGTGTTGATATTGGATATGCTTATATTCAGAGCATGGATGTCATAGGAGCTAACACAAATATTTACTTGACAGAGGTAAAAGGTTACTTTGATTCATCCGATATTCCCACAAGTTCATATAAATACATTTATGATGACAGTACAAGACAAGTAAGAATTCAAGTGGATGATATCATTCGTCCTGATATGGTGCCATATAGTGGCAACATTCTTTATGTTGAGAATATAGAACCTGTGGTAAGAAATACTGCGCAATCTGAAACAGTTAAGCTAATTTACGGCTTTAATTAAGAGGTAACAATGGGAATCGAAACCGATCTAAATGTATCGCCATACTACGACGATGCCAATAATGCTATTAACGATAACTATCATCGTATTTTGTTTCGTCCTGCTGTCCCTATTCAGGCTCGCGAACTTACGCAGCTCCAGGATATTCTGCAGAATCAAGTTGAGCGTTTCGGCGACAATATCTTTACTTCAGGCACAATCATCAAGGGTTGTACGTTTAGCTACGATCTAAAGTATAACTACGTTAAAGTTCTAGACATTCGTCCAAACGACAGTCAGCCAGTACAGCCATCCAGCTATCCTGGATTTATTGGCCACGAGCCAACCTCAAATCTATATGCTATCTGCGTAAACTATCAGGATGGTTACGAGTCGCAGGATCCAGACCTCAAGACCCTATACTTCAAGTATGTTAACAGCGGTGTCAATGGAGAAACTGAGTTTGCTCCTGGATCGCAGATTACTTTCTACGAAACAACTGATGTCGCCACAGCCATGGCTAACAATGGCATCAATGCTGCTCAGTTTACTGATGGTGATGTCACCGTAGCTTCCGTTGCTGATGCAGTCGGTAGAGGCTACGCAATGACTGTTTCTTCTGGTGTTATTTTCCAGAAAGGTCACTTTGTTCAGGTTCCTTCTTCTGAAACAGTAATCATATCCAAATATTCGACAACTCCAAGCAATGTTGTTGCTGGCTTCCTGATCAGTGAGAATATCGTCACTGAATATCAAGACACCAATCTGCTTGATGGCGCTACTGGCTATAGCAATCTAAATGCTCCTGGAGCTCACCGTCTACAATTGATGCCTCAGCTGGTTGCATATGATATAGCAGACGCTCCGACAAATGGCTTCTTCTCGCTAGTTGAGTGGGAAAATGGCAATATCACTCGTTCTTTCCAAGAAACGCAATACAGTGTTATCGGGAACGAGATGGCTCGTCGTGAGTATGAGACCAACGGTAACTTCGTTGTTCGTCCATTCAATGTCACAATGCAAGATGCCAACACCACTCACAATATTGCTGTTGTTTCTGCTGGGCTTGCCTATATTGATGGTCACAGAGTTGAGACTCTAAACAACATCAATGTCCCTGTTCGTAAGGGCACAGACGCAACAATCTCTACAGGCCAAACAGTCAAAACAACATTCGACAACTCTATTCTTCTTGGAGAGTTTGTTGGTACGATCCCGACTCACGTTGGTCCAACTGTTTCGCTGCGTAGTGCTCCTGGCGCCAAAGTTTCCAACAACCAGTTCGCAAATGGAACTCCAGCTGGAGTTGAAGTAGGAACTGCAAAGGCAATTGCTCTGCAGCATGATCAAGGCCAAGTCGGAACTGCGACAGCTCTCTGGAGACTTTATCTAACTGATATTCGCATGAATCTCGGTAAGAATTTCAGAGACATTAGAGGTGTCCACTATGCAGGAAGTTCGGCAAATGCATTTGGTGACGTGGCAAGATCTCTAGACTCAACTCTATCGACATCTACAAACACATATATTGCTGCCGTTCAAAACCCAGCAGATTCTTCTCTAGTATTCCCTTCTGCCAAAAGAGGCTTGAGAAACTTTACTCAATCGAGCAATCTGCCGAAATACATTTACCGCACAGTTTCAAATACAACGATCCTTGCTGCTTCAGGTCAGTCTTCGCTGATCACTTTGGGTAATACCACCGTATTCCCTTATGGTTCGAATGTTACTCTGACCGAAACTCAAGAAAGATCATTGGTTGTTATCCCGTATGCGTTTTCTGGCGGAGCAACTTATGCTAACGTAACGCTAACGAAGTCTGGTAATCTAGTAATCACAAACGGTAGCGCCAACGTTATCGCTAACGGAGCAACTCAGTTTACCACTCAATATCAGATCGGCGACTTTGTTGTTACTGACAATGGTATCATCAACCAAATTAGAAACATCTCAAATAGCACGTTCATGACGATGACGAGAGCTTATGCTCACTCAAATAATTCTGCTTCTCATGCTAAGTGCTATCCTATTAACTACCCAATCAATCTGTCTCAGCGCAACTCAAAGGTTGAAATTACCGATACTGCTGCTCAGAACATGAGAATTACTCTTATCTCTTCAAATAATGTGGCTGAAACGCTGACAGCAAATATGTCGATTGCAGTCACTCATAATGCCAAACAGCCTGCAGCCGCAGATAGAAGTCTGCAATCGAACAGCAATATTGTTGTTAAAATCAATACTTCAAACAACTCTGGAGGTGTGGCTGGGCCATGGTGCTTGGGTATTCCTTATGCTTATCGTATCAAGAATATCTACAAATCATCCAACACTGGCGTTGTAATTGGGAACACATCTAGTGGGTGCACTCACTTCCTAGTTGCCAGCACTACAGGATTCTCCAATGGTGTTGTTGTTAACGGTAAGGGTATTCCTGCTGGCGCGACTGCCAACGTCCTAAACTCAACGACATTGGTTCTATCGTCAGCTGCGACTTCAACGACTACATTTAATGGTGTGAAATACGCATATTACTCAACATCAGCTAATGATGATGTTACATCTGCGTTCACTCTAAGAAAAGGTCATAAGGATGCATTCTTTGATCATTCTTTCGTCCAACTTAACAACTCTGGCGGTAAATCTTCTGTGCAAATTGCAAATGGAGATCTTCTGACTGTCGTGTTTGATGCGTTGAAGCCAGGAACTCAAGGCGCAGGCTTTATTACATCTGATTCTTATAGCACTCTGGTAAACGATGGCGTAATTGCTTGGGAAGATATTGCTTCTCACCACGATCCAAAGGGTAGAGAGAGTTTCCTAAGAGATTCTATTGACTGTCGTCCTTTTGCAGTTAACACTGCTGTATATACCAATTCTACATCATCTGGCACGGTCAATCCAGCTTATACCACAGTTCTTGGTGATATTGCCAACAACACACCAACAGCTAACACCGAGCTCTATCTTGTTGCTCCTGATCAGCTGTTCGATTGTGACATGTATCACTATGTTGGTCGTGTTGACAAACTGATCATGAATTCATATGGAAAGTTCCAGATTGTTGAAGGTCGTCCAGGAAATAATCCTGTTCCTCCTGCTGACATTAAAGGCACGATGACACTTGCATCAATCACTGTTCCTCCATATCCATCATATACCAGAACTCTGAACACCAGCAACGTTGCCGCGAGTTACGTTTCATCTTCGACAATTGCTCAAAATCGTGTATATACGATGAAAGATATTGCCAAGCTAGATAAGCGTGTTGATAACCTTGAGTATTATACCTCATTGAATCTGCTCGAGCAAAAAACAAACAAGCTGACAATTGTTTCAGATGTTACGGGAGCCAATCGTTTCAAGAACGGTATCTTTGTTGATAACTTCCAAACAACAGATATGCTTGATGTTCAGAATTCTGAATTCAAAATCGGATTCAGCACCAGCGAAACTGCTCTTGTTCCACAATACACAATGGATACTATTCAGCTGAGATATGCTAATGGTGTTGGCACAACCGCAAATGGCAATTTTATTCGTGTCCAGAGCAACACATCTACCACTGAAGTTTCATTCCTCAACCAAAATCTAGCAACTGAAACAATCAGATGCGCTGAGGCTGTTTATACTGGTGCTGGTGACGTTGTTTGCTGGCCACCATTTGCGCCAGCTCCAGATCCATCTCCACCGCCTCCTCCTCCACCTCCACCACCTCCTCCACCTCCACCACCTCCGCCACCAGCTCCAGGTGATCCGTTGTTTGCGGCTTGGTCGGGAGGAATTTATCCAAACGTGGAAAGTGTTGCTGGGTGCGAAATTACCTTTGCGATTGGCGCTCTAGGATACTCGGCATTCTCGATTTCCGTCACTGGACCGAATACTTCGTTCTCGAGAACATTGACCAGCTCGAACACAACAACAGGATTCTATCAAGAAGGCGGAACAATTGTTACCAATGCTCTTCCTGGAACGTATACAGCAACAGTAACCAAAACTCCAAAGGCAGGATATACTGAGGTTGCGCCTGACATGTTCAATCTGGTTACGGTAGTCAAGCCATTGATCATCAATAATCCGACACCAGAACCTGGAGTTATTCCTACTGTTGTTGTTGCAAATACAGATACCATTGTTATTCCGCCAATTCCTCTTACCTTTGGTGGATTTGATGTCACTTCTGGCGTTCTTCTTGACTTCAATTTCAATTCCACTTGGGGCTTTGGTTCTGGTGGTGGCGGAACTCCGACAACCAATTTCAACACATCGTTGATCACAGTTGCAACAGGAACTGCCAATAGTACGACTTCTACGACCAGTTCAGCGAACACTGCAGCTGCCACTCCAACGCTCCCAGGAATCAGTGGCCGTGGCGGTGGCGGAGATGTTGATCGTTGGAATCGGAATGTCAATTTAGTATAAATATAAGAATCAGAGGAAACATATGTTAAATACACTTTTTGCAGGTTGGTCGCCGATTCTTGACAGCACTGATTGGGACAGTATTTTTGGACCAGAATATACTGCCTCTTTGCGTGCTTATAGCGAAGCATCTGTCGTTCAGACGGGATTTTATACTCCGACTCAGAGCGGAGACCACACGTTCAATATCAATTCCGCGAATGGTTCTTACTTGGCCATCGATGGCGAGACTGTCGTAAATTCGTTCAGTAATGCAGCACTACAAACAAATACTATTGTGAGTCTTGTTGCTGGTCAGCCATATTCGTTCGTGTATTCAGTTCCTATGGGCGGAGTTAACAATGCAGTAAATTCAGTTAGCGTTGCTGTTAACGGCGGAACTGCACAAACAATCCAGCAAAATCAGCTAACTGCTCCTTATGGTAGTTTTGGCAACCCTCTGATTAACCCTGCTGCATTTTTAAATGGTATTGCGAATTCATACACTCCTGCTTGTGTGTTTCCTATCGCGAACGTTATGCCTACCAATGTTCTAGCAAACAATCTGATTGCTACTGTTCCTGGTCCAGCTATTCATACTTCTATTACACAAGACTTTTCAAATGCACAATTGAATCAGATTCCTGTGCCTGATATGAATCCTGGTGGAGGCATGGGCGGATTTAGGGGCTTTGGTCCAACTCAGTATGGCATTACACGTGGCGATCCTGGTCGTGGTCGTCTTGTTATAATCGACAGACCAGGATCAGCAGGACCAGCAGATCCTCCACCAATATACCGTTGGGTCGAAGATGTTGTCCCTGACACATCATCAGGTGCATCAGTTGCTCCAACAACAACTGCTAATACTTCTTCTACTCCAGTAATTCCTGCTCCTGAGTATAAGAATGTAGATACAACACCAATAGCATGTTATTTGCCGCCATTGACAACTCAGTATATTCCAGCGCATCAGTTGTCGATGGAAATTACTGGTATGATCCCTAACACAAGGCTTTCTGTATTTTTCGATGGCGAAAATATCACAAAAAGTTGTGCTCCTGGGGTTCCTCGCGCAGACAGATTCCATAATGGAGAAGGCGATCTCGATTTTAATCTGATCGGCAACAAAGGTGATGCAATCACAACTGATGCCAACGGTATGGCAGTTGCTGTTTATTATCTCCCAGGAGGTAAATGGTCAACTTCTGCAAAGAATATCGCAATCTTCAACTACACCTCGGTCGGCGATACATACGAAGGAAAACATGCGAACAATACTTGTTCTGCATACACAACATATGGCTCGACTCAATTCAGCTCTCAGAACAACGAAGATATTACTATTTTCGCTACTAGTCCGACTTTAGCGACATCTGCAGCCAATACTGCGGGTGGTCGTAATGGTACCATAACATATAAAGTTGAGCCAATGTGTCAAACATTTTATGTTGGTTCTGACATGGCTCAAGGGCAGGACGGTATCTTCCTCAGCTCAGTTGATCTGTATTTCTCGGCAAAATCAAACACACAGCCTGTATCTGTTGAAATTCGCACAACAGATACTAATGGTCCAACTACAACAGTTCTTCCATATTCAACTGTCACAAAACTTTCTTCAACTGTTACTATTGCTCCTAGCGCAGCATCGAACAGCAATTATGCGACAAAGTTTGATTTTGCGAAGCCAGTATTCTTAAGAGCTGGATACACCTATGCTCTGGCTGTAAATCCAGGCGGTCAGTCTCCAGATTATTCTCTGTGGGCTGCAACTGTTGGCAAAACAACAACTGCAAACGGTGCTGTAACCAGCAACTGGGGTCGTGGTGTGCTCTACACTTCGACAACAAATGGCTCGACCTGGAATCCTGTGCAAAATCAGGTGTTGAAGTTTGCTGCTAATCGCACTCAGCATGACGTTAATTATCTGACAAATGCTACTGCGGTTATCGTGAATGCTGATTACGAATTTATTTCATTCATGAACCACTCTAAGATTGCATTCCAAGAAGGCGAATATGTTTATCAGAAGCCGACAGCTCACGTTGCTATTTGCTCTGTCAACACATCATCGAACACTCTGACTGTCAATACGACAGCTTATGGTGGTCTGACTGTGATCAATCCAGCTCCTCTGAGCGATTTTGCTGTTAATGATCATATCGTAATTTGCGGTAGCTTCCCTGCAGTCGATCCAGAAGGATACGGAAGATTCAACTACAATCTGTTCGGTAATGCTGTATCGCTCAAAGTTCTATCTGTTGGCGCTGGCGGTCTGAATCTGGTCTTCGGATATGCCAATGGCGCAGCCATTACTGGTGCTCCATGGTCTAACAGTGCATGCTATATCTACAAAGCAGAACCAGGACACGTTTCGTATAGTCCTTCTTCGAAGACTGTTGTTGGCACTGGAACAAGATTCGACATCTACAACAATACGAACGAACGTGATCAAACCGACAAACGTCCTCTGATCATCCACGCTGCTAATGCTACTCACTCGCGCCACGAAGTTCTCTGGCCAGAAACTGTAACTAACGCAGCATCAATCACTCTCAAGAGTGTTCCTCAGTTCGCAATTCCTACTGGCTCTATGGCAATACCAATTCAGGCTCCTGCTGCTAAAATTGTTAAGATTGATTACTCAAGAAATCTAATCATTCTTGAAAAATCAACAGCGAATGGCGCGACAGGTGCTGCTAGTGCGGCAAATGCTTATTCGTCACCTTCGTTCTTTGCTGCTGGTAGAACTCTGGTTGGAACTTCCTCAGGCGCGACCGCGATTATTGGCGGTGTGCATGATATGACTATTAGCTCAGCGCAGCCAGTTGTTCATACAATTGCGCCTCAAGGAACAGCAATCAACTACAGCGCTAACATGGCAACAGCAGAATATACTCATGTTGCTTATCCAAATTATAGCCCTGATTCTACAAACTACTTCGCGAACAACAAGGTTGTTGTTGCCTCAAGAACAAATGAAGTTCTGAAAATGGCAAACAACAAGTCGGTTCAGATTACTGCAACGTTGACTTCAAACTCAACTGTTCTGTCTCCTGCGATCGATCTCCTTCCTGGCGCTGGTCTGCTAGTAAAGTCAAATCTGATCAACTCTTCTGCTATTAATGAGCACAAGAATAATGGTCTAGCTAAATCGAAGTCAGTTTCTAAGATTGTTACATTGAGCGCTGGTAATGATGCTGAAGATATTAATGTATATCTGACTGCTTACAAGCCACTAGGAACAAATCTGATTGTATACGCTAAGGTTCTTGACTCGGCAGACCCTGAAAAGTTTGAAGATAAAGATTGGTCGATTCTTGAGCAGGTTGGTGGAGTTGGTCTGTATTCTGACGCTCAGAACCAAAGCGACTACAAAGAATATCAATACACCTTCCCAAGAAATCCAATCACAATTCCATCTTTTGAATTGGTAACATCAAATAACACTGCAAATATCGTGTCAACAAACAGCGACACAAGATGGCAGCAAATATTCAAGACTGGTCAGCTTGTGACTATGTACTCGGATGTGTATGGAACAAACTTTGAAGTAAATCAGGTTGCCAATGTCAACAGCAACACCAGCATCACTCTGGCTAATCCTGTGACGCTGGCCAATACTTCATCGGCAATTATTGCATCTATGCCATATCCATACAGTGCATTCAAGAATAGCAATAATGGTAATATCGTAAGATACTATACCTCTGATGGTTCGGCTCATGACTCGTTCAAGAGGTTCGCCATTAAGATTGTGTTTACTGCTCAAAACGATTATCTTGTTCCAAAGGTCAGGGATATGAGAGCTCTGGCATTGTCGGTATAAAACAATGCCAGAGTATAATCCTACTGATGATCCTGCCTTTTTTAGAGAACACCATAGTGGTGCGCTTATAAATAACAATGTAACAGAACTTCAATTGTTAAAGGCACAAAGAAATAGAATTCTGAGTGACAAAAAAGAAATGAACGATCTGAAAAGTCAATTAGAACAAATAAAGAGTTTGCTGGCAAAGGGCGGTATTAATGTCTAAAACTACATATGTCAACGCGAATGTTGTTCCAACATACGATACATTCGCAGGTTGGTTGACAAAAACGAATCAGATGATTTATGACATGGGCACTTATGTCCTGACTACCAGCAACACATCTAATCCTGATGTGACGACAGGTAATGCTTATGTCAATGGATACTTTGGTTCTAATACTGTTTACGTTACCACAGGTCTTCAGGGTGGCACTGCCAATACTCCTGCTGCTCTTTCAGTCACATCCGTTCTTGCAGTTTCTAATGTTTCTACATTCTCTGGCAACGTTACCATTACTGGCTCGGCAAATGCCTCGGTAAACGTAAACGCTGTTGGGTTTCTGGCCAACAATATCACAGCAAACAATAACCTTATTGTCAGCAACACCGCAACTCTTAATACTGCGACTGCTGTCACTGCCAATATTGCTACTGCCAACATCGTAACTCTTGGTGTAACTGGCGTAGGAACTATTGCTACAGTCAGAGCTACTACTGCCAACATCACCAATATGACGGTTTCTGGCACCGCCAATGTCGCGATCGCGAACGTGACAACTCTTGGTGTAACGTCTCTGGCAACAATTGCTAACGCAACTATCACAGTCGCAAACGTCACCAACTCGACAACTTCGGGCACAGCTAATATTGCAACAGCTAACGTAGCAACTCTTGGTGTGACAGGAACTGCAACAGTAGCCACAGCAGTGATCACAACTGCCAATATTACCAACTCGACAACTTCAGGCACAGCTAATATCGCAACAGCTAACGTTGGAACTCTTGGTGTTACTGGTGTGGGTACAATTGCGACAGTAAGAGCGACCACCGCTAACCTGACAACAGCTAATGTAGCAACTCTGGGTGTGACTGGTGTTGCAACGGTTGTTAATGCTACGATCACAGTCGCTAACATTACCAACTCGACAACTTCAGGCACAGCCAATATTGCTACTGCCAATGTTGCAACTCTTGGGGTCACAGGAACTGCAACGATCGCTACTGGTGTTGTAACAACTGCGAATATCACGAATTCAACTACATCTGGCACAGCCAATATCGCTACTGCTAACGTAGCAACTCTGGGCGTCACAGGAACTGCGACAGTAGCCACAGCAGTGATCACAACTGCGAATATCACCAATTCAACTACATCTGGCACCGCAAATATTGCTACTGCTAACGTAGCAACTCTTGGTGTGACTGGTGTTGCAACAATTGCTAACGCTACGATCGCAATTGCGAACGTTACCAACACGACAATTTCAAATACGGCGAATATTGCTACTGCCAACGTTACGACTCTAGGCGTTACAGGATCGACAACTCTGTCAAACCTGAATATCGGAACAGTTATAACTGCAAACCTTCAAGCTAACACATCAACTCTACTGTTCAATGCCAACACTGCGGCAAACGGTTTGATCAATGCGACCTCATATACTGGGACTGCTGCTAACGCAACTCTTTTTGCTGGGCAATCTCTGGCGACTATTCAAAATCAGATTACTGGTAATGCTGCTACTGCATATGCCAACGTTATTGCTGGTGGCTATACAATAACTGGTACTGTTGCGCATAATGCGAACGTAACTCTTGTAGGTAATGCCACCGCAATCCTGATTGTCGGAACGGCTGCTGATGGATTTGAATCCAACTCAACTGTTTTCGGCGTTGGTAATGCAACAGTAAACTCTGCTGGTAACTCGACCTCATATACTGTTCGCTCAGCTGTTGGTGGTGCCACAAACACTCAGCTAACTCAAAGCTCAAATACCTCAACGGTTTTCGTTCAAACTCTGAATAATATCAACGCCACGGCGAACGTTACCTCGACTACATTCACCGTAAATACAACTGTTCTGCAGCTGGCTTCGAATACTCTGAATGGAAACGTCTCTACTGCTGCCAATAATCTTGTGGCAAATACAACTGCAATCGTCTTTAGCAATGGATCAGTGGCTCAGGCAACTCTAAATGCTACTTCGTTCTCAGGAACAGCAAATAATGCCACTA